CCACAGGTTCTGAAGTCCGGTCACTCTGGCTCTCCCACTAGGTTGATGTCCACTCCGGTGGCGTTGACGATGGCCTCTGCGACAGCCTCGTCGCTTCGGACCGTTGCTGATGCGTACTCGGACGGCAGGCGCTCTGCGTCCTCGTCTTCAGACTCCGGCGCCGGTCGGATGGGCTCCGTCCGTGGCACCCATTTCCCGTTCCTTACGGGCATCTGTCACTCTCCTAATCATAGCACGTCGCCACTCGTCGCTTGCCGCGCCGAAGATAGCATCCGCGACCTGTCCGGCGGTCAGGCCGGTCTCCATGGCGATTTCGCGAGTCGTCTCGCCCGGAGACCAGCCGCCCGTCTCCATGATGGTCTGCTCAAACAGTGCTTGGCACTGCTTCGTCAGCTTGGGGGTGCGTCTGACCTTCATTCCTGTCCCTGTTCGAACCACTCGGCGGGCAGGTGAATGGGCCAGAACACTAGCTGCGGACGGGTCCGCTTGCCGAAGAACGTGATGGGCATGAGAGCCGTGTTCGGAGGGAGGTCCCAGTCGATGCTGAGCACCGCTTGGACCATCTCACGGAAGGGCCATTGCTCTGGCTCATGCTTCTCCGTCCCGTTGGCCTTGGCATCCGGCACACTGACACCCCTCATCTTCGTAGCACGCCAACTCGCAGCAAGTCGGGTGCCCATCCGTGGGCGCACGGTCGTCCTCGCCCAAGCCGCGTTGTACGAACGCGGTGAGGGTGAGCGCATGCCACGCAACATGCGCCGTGTGCAGGAGTCCGCTCTCGGGGTCCGTGTCCTCGCCCGCGAGGAACGCGAGCAGGTGCCGGAAGAGAGCGTCGATTGACAGGCTCCACGGGTAGCCCTTCAGGTAGTTATAGCGGGCGTACTTCGCCTCGCCGTAGCCGAAGACTCGCGCCAACTCGTACAACGAGCCCGGGTCAGCGCCGCCCAGACGAGCGACCTTCTGCCCCTTCTGCCCGCCAGTGATGGAGGTGACGCGCACCTCCTCTTCCGTGGCGCGTAGTGCCTCGTGGGCAGCCTCACGCGCCTCGCGCCAGCGACGTTCCTTGTCGGACTCGGACTGGACAAGCGGCTCAGTCCGTTTCCATTCCACGGCGTCAGGGTCGGCGGTGCCAAAGCCGTGCGCGTGACGCCAAATGTCCTCGGGGTCCCACGAGGGGGCGATGTAATCGCTCACAGCGGGCCGTACGGCTGCTGGTAGAACATCAGGTTCTTGCTCTCTGCCCACGCTCTGACGAGCGTCAGGAAGTCTACCTCTCGTAAGTGCACCTCCCCGTCTGTCGCGTGCATGCGCAACACGGGCAGCCCGCACAACGCATACGCCACGAAGGTCTCCAGTCGCGCACCCTTCGACTGGTTCCAGCCTCGGAGCACGACCACGCCTTCGATGCCATCGTCCGCCAGCATCTTCACGTCGCGGGCGAGGAAGTCTCCCCACGTCGTGCCGACGGGCAGGTCGCGCGGGTCTCCGCTCTCGCTGCGCATCAGTTGCTCGCGCACGTTAGGCCCGTCCAACTCGGCCGGGCTCGTGACCATGTAGCCCTCGTCGCGCAGGCGCTCAGCCGTTGCGTCGAAGGCAGGGATGTTGAACTGCGGGTAGCCCGTCATCGGGCCTGCGATGTACAGGCTACGCACTCTGCTTCTCCTGCAGGAAGGCGAGCGCGGCAGGGTTGTCGCGCATCCACGAGAGCATGACCGGCGCGAGCACGCTCACGACGTGCTCATCGAAACCATCCGCCGCCTGCCCATTCATCAGAGTGTCAAGCTGGCTCATGGCGAGCATGGCGTGAAGGTTCTCATGCAGGAAGGTCTCGCGCATGCGTTCGAACTGCATGCCGTCGTCCAAGGTGATTGTCTGGTCCTCTTCTGTATAGACCCCGTAGGCCCGATGGAGATGCGGCTCTCCATCAGGGCCCACAGGCTCCCCCTCGTCGGGGCAGTGCAGGTTAGGCACTGCCTCAACGTTGATGCGCTGGCTCAAGAGCCAGACGTGCGGGGGAAGCTCCATCAACCGACCGTATCAGTCGGGGGGAGCGTTGGCTCAGGGGTGGGGGTGGTAGTGGGCGTTGGGGTAGGGGTCGGTCCAACCGATGGTGCGGGCGTAGATGGCGATGGTGTCTCTGAGATGCCGGGCGAAGTCGAAGGCTCGCGCGGCTCTCGGGTGACGGGCGGCGTAGGCGTGGCGCTTGGCCCAACGCTTGGCGAACTGCTCGGCGCGGGCGTGGGCGAGGGCGTCGCGCTTGGCGATGCGCTCGGACTCGGCTCGGGTGTAGGTGAGGCCGACCCTGAAGGTTCGGGGGTTGGCGTAGGGGTCAAAGACGGGCTGGGGCTGGGCTCGGGCGGGACTGGGCACTGGGCTTCTCCGATGTACTGATTGCCCTGCGCTGTGTTCGCATCTGTCTGGACGGCGAGGACGAATGACCGCCCCTGCGCGTCAGCGAAGTAGGAACCGACCCCACCGTAACTCGGGATAGCGTTGACGCTGACCACGATTGGGTTCGTGCCAGTCTGCAGGCGCTCGTCCACATCGGGCGTGCCTACGTACTTGCAGACCCAGACCTTGAAGTTGTCGCTGCCGCCGGTCGTGTTATCGCCGTTGCCATTCCCGTTACCGGGCGTGGCGGAGACGATGCCCGCAAGTGCGAGCAGGAACACCACCGACAGGATGACCGAAAGTCTCTTCATGTTTCCCTTTCAAACTCGTCGCACGAGATGCAGGCGTGGTACTTGCGGCCACGTCGGGACGTAAGCTCGGTCGTGTTGGCGGCTCCGTGTTTCGGGCACACCCAACCGTCCGGCGACGTGACGGGTGCGGGTGGGGTGTCCGGCTTGAAGGCCGCCGCCTGCGCTTGCTTGGACTTCTCAGCAAAGTGCTGTTCGAACTGCACGCGTTCGCGTTCGGCCGCCGCTGCATCAGCCTGCTGTTCGGGCGTGAGCGCGGGCTCAACGGGCGTAGGTGTGGGTGCGGACAACGTGCGCGCTTCCTCGCTCACGAGCCCGTACAACGCAGCGAGGGCGTTCAGGCCCTCGCGAATGTGGGCGGCCTCTTCCTCCATCTGGGCGACGAGTTTCAGGCCGTTGATGATGGCCCTGTGCACAGTCTGCGGGTCATCGAAAGGGAAGTTTACCTCATGCTTGCCATCCAGCGGGCCGTTGCGCTCGCGCCCGACGGGCGTGAGTGCGACTGCAGCGCCCGCCTTGCGTGTCATCACGCTGGACGTGAGGGAGTCGAGGATGCTCTGCGTTCCGCTCATTCCTCGGGCTCCTGTGACTCGCCCTTAATCGTCTCGCTGAAGATATTAGTGGGCTCGGGATACTTGGCGAGCAGGCGTGCGAACGCCACGCTCCCAAGGAAGGCCCGGACCACTTCCTCTTCGAACGCAAACAGGTGCAGCGCCCATCCGTTCGGGCGGATGTGGGCGAGGCCGCCATAATGCGCGGCCGTGAGCAGGTCCGTCAGGCGCGAGTCAGGCTTGCCGTTCTCATCGAAGGCAACCTCCGCACTCAGGTAAGCGTGGGCCTGAACCACTTGGTCGGTGTAGACACCAGTGCTGGTCTTCCAATCCAGCAGCGCCAGCTTGCCGCCCATCATCGCGATGTAGGCAGCGTCGATGACCTCGCCGCGCAGCGGGCACACGAAGCCATCTGGCAGCAGCCACACGAGCGCGTCGAACGTGCCCGCATAACCCGCAGTCAGGTTGGCAATGCGCACCTCTCGGCCGAGAATGACGAACGGGACCTGCTTTCTCATGTCTGCATACTGGCGCAAGGCGTTGCGCACGAAGAGGACATCCTCGTCAGTCACGCCGTCGGCCAGCTTCTTCTGGTCGGCAGGACGAAGGTCCATCACGGCGTTCTCGACGTACGCTCGCTCGACGCGGCGCCAGTCAACGCCCTTCTCAATCGCCTCATGCGTGAGCGTCCCACGCACAGCGGCGATGTTGCGCGGCTCGTCTGCGCGAGCGCGCAGCCACTTGCGCAGGGCATCAATCTTGCCCTGCTCCCCGTTCGACGCCTCGTACATACGGGCGAACTCGGACGGGAACTCCCAGACCTGACGCGTTTCCTTCACGCCGCCGCGCGGGCCGATGGTCTGGCGCTTCTGCGTGCCCAAGGCAGCGTCCGCGAGGTTAGCCATCTGCCAGTTGACGAGGTTGAACGACTCGCCGCACAGCGTGCGGATGCTGGTCACGGACAGCAGGTCAGTCGGCTCGCTCCCGTCTTCCGGGTCGTACCGATAGAACCTGAAGCCGTCGCCGTTGATTTGGTCGAAGCTCACACGGCACCCCCACGGGTCAGGCGCAAGCGCCCGATGACCGTGCGGCTGACGACTGCGAACTCCGCGTCGTCGTCGGCCACCCAGCCCTGAACGGTGAACTTCTGAGCGTAGTCGCGCAGCATGCGGTCGCACTTCGCAGCCGCGTCGCGGACATCCGCGTCCACGGTGGCGATGCGCTCCGCAGGCGTTGCGTAGTCGGGCAGGCGCACCATCGCCTGCACGATACGCGGATGGTCAGTCATGGCGCCTCACAGCAAGCTGTCGGTCGCGAGCAGCAGGACGCCACTCGCAAGCGACACGACAAGGAATGGCGTGAGCCACACGCCGATGCCCAAGAACACGAACAGGGCGCAGTACAGGATGATGCGCCGGACCGCGCCCTGCGGGTGCCCGGCGATTGCGTTGCGCGCGAAGCCCTCGGCTTTCTCCTGCTTGGTCGGGGTCTCTTCCGACTCTGCATTCGTGACCACTCACAGCACCTCTAGGGTAGACAGGTCAGGGAGACCCGCCTCGCGAACTGCCTTGTCAACGCGGGCGAAGTACGTCGTCACCGACTCTTCGAACCCGTACAGCGGCCATAGTGCGCGGGTCGCAGGCACGCCAGCCCAGCCGTCGTGCATGCGATGCGAGCAGTATTGCCGTGGCGTGTCGCCGCGCAAGGCGTACATCTGCCCGTGGTCAGGGACCAGCGGGCAGATGTCACCGTTGCCAGCGTCGTTACCGCGTCTGCGGCTCACGGAACTTCTCAAACGGGTCCTCGGGCTTGGGCAGGGGCGGGAGCGTGAAGCACTCACGGCACACGCTCCCCGCGTTGCTCGCGCCCCTGTTCGGGCACGCATTGGGCTCGTGCGCGTTCCCACAACGCTGCACGATGCACGTACACCTGTAGTCAGGCCAATCGCTCATGGCATGTGGTCCTTGTGAAACGTGTCTAGGTGCTTAGCCACGGCCTGCTTGATGTCGTGGTCCCACTTCTCTTCGATGACATGGGTATGGCGCACCATCATCACGCCGCCCTGATTGGGGTGGAAGAACAAGGTGCCGGGCAACAGCGGGTGCATAGAGTACACGGGCTCGCGGAGCCCAAGACTCTCTGCCCATGTGTGCACGGCCTGCTCATCCAACGTCATCTGTCTCCACGCTCATGGGTCGAATGCCGGTGGTGGTCAGCATAGCTGCCACCATCGCGGCTGCGCGGTCGTTCGCCATCACGTTGCGGGCGAGCGACATGTACGAGCCTAGCTGTGCGACGCCTTCCACCTCATCCATCTCGGACAGGATAGTACGCATCTGCGCGGGTGTCAACTCTGCGCGGATAGCCTCGTACGCCTGCAGCCACTGGCCCACGCGCTCGGGCACGGTCACGGGTCGGGTCACAGGTTGTCCTCCCACTGCACGCGCACCTCGCATGCGAACACGGTGGCGTCGAGCAGGCTGTCTGGGAACTGCCGCATCACGGGCCTATCCACGAGGACAGGCCCGTTATCGCATATGAACTTCCAGACCGCCTTGCCCATGTCCTCATCCAGCGTGCGGCCGACCATCTCCGTGACGACGGCGGGGTCGGCCGCCGTCAGCAGCGCACGCGTGACCGCGTGGCGAGTGCTGATGGTCGTCTCCTGTACTGACATCAGGTGCCCCTGATGTGATTGGTACATCCCAGCTTCGTGCACCCGGTCGCCCGGTGCACGTTCAGGATGTTGGTACGCCTGTACCCGTAGCGGCGAGTGCTGTCGGGCACCCATTCGTTACTGGGCAGGCTCTCACTCCGAAACCGCTCCACCTTGACGTGGCGCGGAGGCGCTGCGACGCGCCTAACTTCAGCCGCCATTCGCTCGCCTCTCCAACTCTTCACGCATCTCAGGGCAGGCCCGGCAGCACGCATCGTGCTGCCGGATGTCCTGCTCGCAGGTAGGACACGCGTCCTCGCGTCCGCGCTTGTCGTACACGAGGGGCGTGCCGTCGTACTCACACGTTCGCTCAGGCACGTCGCATGCGCTCCTCGTTGTACGCGTTGGCAAGCTCACGGATGAGCACGGCAACGCGGGGAAGGATGTCCAATGGCAGTCGCGACATCTCTTCGATGATGCCACGGGCCGCGCCGTCGAAGGCGACGAAGACAGCCGGGTCCTCGTCCTCGTGCAGCGCTTCCATCAGGTCCGCCATCGCGGCCTCGCGCACGGGGTCGCTCTTGGGCTTGTGCTTGCCGTAGAAGTTGTGCTTCGCGATGCGCTCGCCGCTCTTGCGCGCCTCTTCCAACCTCTCTTCGAATAGCCAGTCGGGCATCTGCGCGGCGGCCTTCCACTGGACAACCCAGTTGAGCATGCGCGAGCGCCGTTGGGGGTCTACGCCAAGGACTTCAACCAGCGTAGGGAGTTGAAGAGGATTGTTCCCTGCGCGGGGTGCTACCAGACCTTGGTCTTCCATCTCCATGAGCACGCGCCCAAGGGCGCGCTCGCTACGAAGCACGACTTCGGCCGCCTCGTTCTCAGCTTCGATGCCGAGGGACCGTGCCTGCGCGCCCTTCTGGAACGCGGTCGCCATCGCGTGGACATCACGCAAGGCGCCCACATCCTTCGCTTCAGTCGCGAGGGCGAGCGCCTGCTTGACGGGCGAGATGTTTGCTAGTGCGGTTTCTGTCATTTGTCACCTGCGACAGTGAGGAAGGACTCCAGTATACCACGTCGCCCGTCGTCGTGTCGCGTCACGCGTCGCGGGCGCGGCACACGGTTAGGCACGTAGAGCACTTCGATGGTCGTGAACCTGTGCTGGCAGCGCATACATATGCGCCGCCTATGCACGTACCCGTTGCGTGGGCGGGAGTCGTACACCTGCGTGTCGAACCCGCACAAGGCGCACTTCACTTGCGCACGTCCTGCAGCATGAACCAGAGCAGGCCCAGCCCAGCAATCCACATCCAGTTGTCGAGGATGAACCCCCACACGGACGTGATGAACCAGACCTGCCCCAGCAGCAGTAGTCCGCTCACGATGATGAACGCGGGCAGCGCGAACAGGGCCAACAGGCCCTCTCGCGTATCCGCCCACGTCACGCGCTCGTCATTCACGGTCCGCTCCTACCAGCTTGAGCACGATAGCCAAGATGAGGCCGACGGCCGCCCCGTAGAGCAGCGCGTGCAGCAGCATGCCCACGAACACGAGGGCAATAGTGTCGCCGTTGACAATCATGTACGCATCTCCAGTGTCATACCGGGCGTGATTGGCAGCAGGTCCGTGTCATTCACGACGACACGGTAGCCGTGGTCGTCCGTGATGACGGACCAGTCATAGTGCCGGTAGCCACCGTGCGAGGAACACTCGCCGGGGGACCACACGTACGAGCGCTCCAGCACGCGGACAACGAGCCCGGGCTTGTACTTGGACGTGACGATGCACAGCGCGCCCTTCTCGGGTCCGCGCAAGCGCAACGAGTCTTCCGGCGGGATGGGGTGGCCCCTCCCGTTCGGGAAGCTGCATTCGTGCTCGCTCACGCGGGCACCTCACTCTCAGGCACGAGCCGGTCACTCAGGACCGGCCCCTGCGCACGTCGCAGGATTGCCGCGCAGCGCTCGGCCGCCCACAACGAGCGCCACGGGCCCCACCACGCGTGCCCATCCGTCACGAACCACACGTTGGCTCGTGGCACAACCATGTACTTCGTCACTCACATGCTCCAGTACGTTTCGTAGCGCGGGTCAAGTGCAGGCGTGTCCATGAACACTTGCTCGCGATAGCGCTTCCACAGCTTCGTGCCCTCTTTGTACGGATTGCGGGCGAGCAAGTCCTCCTCACGCTCCAGCGTGGCGCGGAGGCATGGCTCGCAGTCCCACTCGTGCACGGGTCCGCCCCCGCGCACCTTGTGCACGGGAGCGAGCATGGAGTCAAGCGTCAGTTGCTCACCGCGAATGGGCGTGAACACGACGGGCTCGGGATACCACGCTCCCGGTCCACTGCAATGATTGTCCTGTGCCCTCGGCAGCATTCCTCTTGCGGAGTGCGGCCCGGTATACCCGTGCGGGCACGTCGGCACATCATCTCCGTGGCATGGGCACGGGCCGGAGCACGGACGCGTGCCATCGACCCGTGGAAGAGGCCAGCAGCGCGTGCAGCACGGCCCACGGTCAGTCATGCGCGCACCCCTCGCACGTACAAGGCGGCCAGTAGTGCAGCCACACGTGCGGGAAACGCGACTGCACGTTGAGCCCGAAGATGTGCCCGCGAACGTGCAGGCGGAACGTGAGGGCGTGCTTTCCGCGCCAGAACTTCAGTTTCACAGCATCATCTCCTCTGCGGGCTCGACCCGGTTGCTATCGCATGCGCAGTGCACCTCGCAGTAGCCGCCGTCGCATTCGCGACGCGCCGTGTACCTGCAGGCGCCTTCGTTGCACTGCCGGAGCAGCGCGTCTGGATGAACGATGAACGACCCCGCCTGCATCTCAGGATGGCGGGCCCGGAAGTTGGCGACCGCTTCCGGCAGCCAAGATTGGGCCCGCTCCCACGACGCCTGCGACTCTTCGAAGGTCGGCGTGCGGAAGCAGAAGAACTCGCCGTGCGTCACGTCGTCGCCCGCGAGGGCGCGTCCGTCGCGTGTGCATTCGCACAACGGGGGCGCGTCCTGCGGGCGAGCGTCACGCCACGTGCGCACGAACTCGTCCTCGGGCTCGGGCTCGTCAGGCTCGTACCCGTCCGGGTCCCACGCATCAGGCGTGGGCCCGGGCTCGTACGCCGTGTTCGTGCGCTCGGCCACCTCGGCGTCAAGCTCGGAGCGGGACATGAAGTACCCGTCCGACTCAACACCGTTGGGCATCAGGATGATGAGACCGGTCATCGTCACCGGATAGGCGTCCCGATACATCAGGCGCCATCGCCGGTTAGGCCCCACCCGCTGGAGGGTCCAGTCGAGCGGGAGTACCGCCTGCATGCGACGCATGACAGCGGTGTGGCCGGGGCGCGTACGCGGCGGTGCGAACAGCGTGATGTACCCGTTCTGGGCCCATGCCACGCATGTGCGCCCGTTGTACGTCATGCTCACGCGCCCATCCATCTCGCGCACAAGGCGCGTGCCGGACGCGACGAGCACGCTGCGACGCATGCCCAAGCGCTCGTTCGCCTCGTACGCGGTGCGCGGGATAGGCTCGTACGCTGGCATGGCTAGGCCACCACCAGCGCACTCGTCACGGGCGTCGTGCTCACGTACGCTTCCTCTTCGGTCGCGTCGTCCTGCGTGCCGTCCGGTGCCTTGTGCGCCATGTCGATGTACACGCCGCCGTCGATGACGTACACGTCGCCCAGCGTGTAGCAGGTGTCGCAGATGATGCCCTCGGGATAGTCGCCGTCTCGCGAGCGGTCGATAATCTTGAGGGCGGTGAGGTCGTGCCCATTGTGGCGGAACCGATACGGCCGGTCCACAACGCGCATCGAGCCCTTGTGCTTGCCCGCCTTGCGCTTGACCGTGCTCTGCGTGGTCGCGGTCACGGTGGCAGGCGTGCTCACGGCCGCCTTGTCCGACTGCTCTTGCGTGGTCGGCGTGTAGGCCCGTGTGGACTCGTACGGGCGCGGCACCCACGTGGACGGGGTGACGGCCGCGTATGGCTTGTGGTTGCTGGAGTACCAGAGGCCCCCATCCCACTTGCCCGACGTTTCCTGCAGGTTGACGGTCTCGGTCTCGGTCATCAAGACCAGCTTCGACCATCCGATGCTGCCGTTCACGAGGTAGCGCAGCGCGCCATCGCGCCACCACGCACTGGGCAGACGCGCCAGCACGTCGCGCACGAACACCTCGGTGTCCGACTCATCGGCCTTCGTCACGATGTCGATGACGCCGTTGTGAAAGACCAGCACCGGGCCTTCCTGCGGGTCCTCGTACATGTACGGGTGAGCGTGCGCTTGGTCCTCTGGACCGTGCGTCGCATAGCGGAAGTGCGCGACGTACTCGACCCCTGAGTGCTTGTCGAGGTCGCGCAGGAACTGAGCGAACTCGCGCTTCTCGTTAGGCGCGAACTTCGCGTAGCGCAGGCCCTCGTCCGTGCGCCATGCGGCCCCGAACCCGTCGGGGTGCCGCACCAACGCGGTGTCGATTACCTGCTGCGGGATGTTGCTCCCGCGCTCGCCCTTGACCGGGCGATGCGCAATCATGCACACGTTGTGCAATGCTCCATTCTGCCGGATGACCGGCGGCTGCGGTGTGTAGGCGACCATCATAGGGCCGCCGCGCGTTCCTGTCAACCCCCTTGTGCTCTCGCGCACAACGTGCGCGTATGTACGCACGCGCACAAGGCGCGTACGTGTGTAGGCATGAGCGCACAGGGCGCGCGCTCACAGGTGCACGGACGCACAAGGCGCGTGCACGTGTGAGGGCGAGACCGCACACAACGGCTCAGGGGCCCAGCGCACTGCACTGGACCCCTATAGACCGCACCAGACTGTACCTTAGCGCACCGCTCCTCTCGCGACCGCAGCTTTCAGGTCGGCCACGGTATATGGGCGCGGCCGGTCCGCGATGCTCGCGCGCCCGCTATCCAGTGACGCCGCGCGCAGCATGCCCGCTTGCGCGCGACGCACCCACGGGCTCGCGGCGCATCGCTCGTGCACGAGCGTACAACGCCCGTCCGCACCCACGCTCAGGATGCGCGCGTCCTCGGTGTACGCGATGGGCGCGAAACACCGGCCGCATGAACCCCGGTCACTCATGCTTCACCGCCCAGCACGCCATCGTCCCAGAATGACGCATAGTCAACGCCTTCGGCGTCGCGCTCAGAGGCGATGCAGTCCTCGCCGTAGCGCGGCGGGATGCCGCTATCGTGCTCGCGGATGACGCCGCCGCACGTGCCGCAGGCGAGGATGTGCATGCCGGGCTCGCTCGGCTCGCACCACTCGTCCCACGAGAAGATGGCGCCGGGCCCGTTGCCCTCGGAGTCTCGCGTGCAGCACGCCACGAACCCGTCCGCACAACGCCCGAAGCGCGCCTCTGCGCAGGCCGGGCAGTGCGTGTCCGCGTCGTACGTGTACGCGATTGGTCGCGGGTCGCTGTTGAGATACGGCATGTCTGCTACCTTCCTGTCGTGTAGAGTGTGGTCCAGATGCGGTTGAGTGCGGTTAGGGGCTTTCCGCTGGTGCGGTAGCCGTGCTCGTGCTTGGCGTGCGGCAGGCGCACAAGGTGCTTGGGCACGTTGCGGTGCACGCCATACGAGCGCTTGCGTCCGCATGCCGCACAACGCTTGGGCCCGATTGCGGGCTCGTCGTATGCGTGCGCCTCGGGCAGAACCGTGATTGTGTGGTGTCGATTGCTGCGGTTACGAGTAGTCATTGCTGGCACCCTCCGTCACTGAACAGGCCAAAGCTCACCAGAACTGCCAAGAGGCAGGCTAACCACACCAGAGTCACCTTGTCCACCCCTTTCGCTGGATGGCCGACCGGCGGTCCGGCCGCCGGTCCTCGCGCGGAGCGCTCACGAGAGCGCATTCCCGCGCCTTGTGCACTCGCTGCATGTGCAGCCGGTGCGTCGTGCTCAGGCGCCCAAGGCGCACGTTGTACGTGACGTGTGAGGCTCGGTTCGGCGTCATTCCACACCACCTGTCGCCGCAAGGCGGCCAGCGAAGCGCTCGCGGATGAACGCGAGCAGGGCCGGGTACTCGGTCGGGCGCTGCTCGCACCAGTGCACGAACGCGCTGACCTGCGGGACGTTCGCCGCGTCGCGAGTGAACTCGACCATGGCGGCCGTCCACTCCAGCTTGGCGAAGAAGCGGTCCACCCGTAGGGTGCCGCGAGGAAGGCGGAACTCAATCCGCCCTCTGTTCTGAGCGTTCAGGACCGTGTAGCGGTCCTGCGAGGCGTATCCCCACGCGAACACCTGCTGCGCCCATGTGCGCCGCCGGTCGGCCGTGGACAACGCGTCGAAGCGCGCCCAGTGCGACATGCTCTCGTGAGTGCGCTGCGCCATGCGAACGCTCCAGCGCGGATTGGCGCACACCAGAGCGGCGAACCGCTCCAGATGCGAAGCATCTGCGAAGGCGTCCGTGCCGATGTTGACGTGCAGGCCGCAGGTGTCGCCGTCGTGGCTGCGGACCCCGCCGTGGAGCAGGCTGCGGAACATCTCGGAGAGATGCGGCTTGGCGGCCTGCCAGTAGGCCAGCGTAGCTGGCTGCGACGCGAACTCGGGCCCTGAGACGCTGCCGTCATGCTTCGCATGCCAGAGGCCACGAGGCGAGGCCATGCTCACGGCCTCATCAGCCGACATGTCGCCTTCGGCGGTCCAACGAGCCTGCTGCCGGGCCCTGTAGGCCCGGTTCCTGCGGTCCCACGCTGCATACTCGCGCTCGGCCTGCATGTAGCGGGCCCGCTCGTCCTCGTTCGCGTTGTACGGCAGGTACGGCAGGTTCACCCTGCCGGGCAGGTCTCGGAAGCGGCGTTGCGGGACGGCCGTCTCAAGCTCCACACCGAAGGTGGGAGCGGCGGTGCCAGCAATCTGCTCGGCTGTCGTCCTACGGACGGTCCAGCCGCCTCGTGGCTGTGACGAGTACGAGTGAATGGTCCCGGCCCGAACGGAGTTCGGGAGGCCCTGCTTGCGCTTGCAGGGCTCGCATGTACAAGAGGCCATATCGGCTACGCCGACCTGTTCCTCGCTCACTGCGCTCTCCTTCGGAGCTGCACCGGCCTTCGCCGTCTGGCGTCGTGCCGGACTCCAGCATCGGCCCGGCTGCCCGGATGTCAAGTGCACCGAACCGCACCAGACCGCTCAATCGCGAAGGAATGTGGTGCGGCGTGGCACCAGCCTCGTGCGCGCGTCTCTCGCGCGTGCGCTACGCGCTGCGCACAAGGCGCACGTGGGCAGCGCGCTGCGCCTTGTGCGCTATGCGCTGCGCAGGGCAGCGGTGAGGTGAGTGACGGTGAAGGGCGAGGGGGCCTATCCTGCTGCCCGCTTGTGCAGTGGGGTGCGGTGGCGGCTCGCGCCCATACATACGTTGTGCGTGCGCTCGCAGAATGCGTGGGGGCGCCGCGCGCGCGTTCCGCGTACGGGTACCCGGGTACGGGCGGGTTCGCGAGGGACGGGGCGGCGCGGCGGACAGGCCCGTTCGTCAGCGTATTGACCGATTTCCGTTGACCCCCGGCACCGCATTCTCGGTTACGAAAACGCCCGAAATCGCCCGCCGTAACCGCTGCCGTAACCGTTTTGACGCAAGGTGTGACAATACGGTTACGGTGGCCCAAAAACCGTAACCGCCAGCCGTAACCGTAGTGGGGTTAGGTGCACTTAGGTGACCATTCCTCACGCTCAGCACCGGAGTTTCGGTACTCAGGGGTCCCTGTCCACCGTAACTTCCGTAACCGTAACCGAAACGGCCTATGGTTGTGAGGATTTGTGAGGTTCCTTGGAGAGCAAAGTTACGGGTTACGGCGGTTACGGGGGACAGGGGGAGGGCTTCAACTCGCTCGCTTGGTTGAAGCCATTGACCAGTGCTGGCACCGGGGGTATACTTACGAAGCACGGTCGGCACTCAGCCCGCCCGGCAAGTAGGAGACATGCCGCAATGGGCGACAACCTCTTCATGGCCTCGCAGCCGCACATCCCGAACATCGACCTCGGGCTGAACGATGCGAAGCTGGTCGGCGTCTCTACCATCTACCTCGCGGGTGGTCAGTTCGGTGAGGGCTTCGTCACCGAGAACGAGAAGGGCGAGAAGGTCAACCGGTTCCGCTGGGTGTTCGCACTCACGGACGAGAACGGCGCCACGTTGTACGACGAGGGCGACCCGGTGGAAGTGGACTGCGTGACCGGGCTGCAGTTCTTCGCCAAGGCCAAGTCGCCGTCCAAGCAGGTGCGCATCATGCGTGCGCTGCTCACGGCTACCGAAGCTCCCATGTGGGAAGCGGGCGAGGGAGCGCCGCCCCTCACGTCGCTCCTCGGACGCCCGGTGCAGGTCGAGGTCGGCCTGAACGACAAGGGCTACCCCACTGCCGTTTCCGTGCTGGCGCCCACGAGGTCGCAGCGCGCTCGGGCGGAGGCCCGTTCGGCGGAGTAGCCTGTGGACCGCGCCCCCCTGCTCGCGTTGGCTGTCGCGGGAGGGGGGCGCCGGTTCCCCTTGATAGGAGAGCACGTGCTCGACGCACTGGTGTGGTTCGTTCTGGAGAACCCGCTGCTCGTCGGCGTGGCGCTGGGCATCCTTGCCGCCGTGTCGTCGCTGGCGTTCTTCACGTGGGTCGCTCTGTATGTGATGGGTCTGCCGTGACAACGCGCATCATCATTCCGTGCATCATGGTCGGTGCCCGGCCGCTCAAACACCGCTGGCGCTATGAGGGTGAGTACAACCCCTACTCCGAGGAGACGGAGTGGCGGAAGCGTTGTACTCGTTGCCATCGCTGGTGGAACGACGTGCACGCGGCGTTCAGTTGATGGAGGGCAGCGACATCACGCAACTGGATAGCGCGCTCAGCATCGCCGCCCACGGGCTGGCGGTGTTCCCGGCGCGCGACAAGAAGCCGCTCGTGGCGTGGTCGGACTACGCGACCACGGACGAGAAGCACATCCGCCGCTGGTGGGAACGCTGGCCGGACGCGGAGGTCGGCGTGCCGATGCCCGAGGGCACGGTCGCCGTGGACATTGACGACCTGAACGCAGTGAAGCTCGCAGAGTCCCGGGGCGAGCTATGGTTCGTCGCTACCGAGGGTCAGCAGACGCGCTCGGGCGGCTTCCACTTCTTCTATCGCACCGACGGACGCCCTGTCCCGCAGGTCGTCAAGCGCGGCGGCATCGCGCTCGACACACGCAGCGGTGGCAAGGGCTACGTCATCGCGTACGACCCGGAGCCGTTCGACCCATCGCGCTGGGCGGAAGCGATGGAGTGGCTGTACACCGAGGTATCCGACCCACCAAATGTTCCGCAAACCCACCAAATCCTAACAACGCGGAACGACATCCTCTCGTGGTTGGGCACGTTCCCGGCGAGGGGCATGACGCTTTCGGAAGCGCAGTTCCGTGGGCTGCTGCTCACCCGCAGGGAAGAGGGCAGCATCGTCGCGTCGGACCCGGCTAGGCCGTGGACCGACGACGACCTCGCGAAGCTGGCCTACGAAGCCTCGCAGTGGGAGGTGTCGAAGGCCCTCCTGCCCCCGTTGCTGCGAGGCGAGGAAGCTGTCGTGGCGCAGGGCCTCGCTGGCATGGACGCCGTTGACCTGCTGAAAGAGGACATCCCTCCCATGCAGTGGGCGTTCCAAGGCTTGCTGCAGGAAGGGCTCGTCGTCCTCGCTGCGCCACCGAAGGCGGGCAAGTCGATGCTCGCGTACCAGATGTGCGTGCATCTGGTCATGGGGCTGGACTTGCTCGGTTGCGCAACAACGCAGAAACCCGTCCGCTATTACGCACTGGAGGACGGGAAGCGACGGTCGCAGCAGCGCATCCGTGGCGTGCTCGCCGGTCTGGGCGGGGCGAACCTGCGAAGGGGCATCGACCTGCGCTGGACATCGCCCAAGCTGAAGGGCGGGCTGGAAGAGGAGATTGACGAATACTTCGCGCTGAACCCCAGTGGTGTCGTCGTCATCGACGTTCTCGCCAAGGTGCGCCCGGAAGGCAAGGGCGGCAAGTCCCTGAACGCCTATGACGAGGACTACAATCTGCTGTCCGGCCTGCAGGCCGTAACGACCAACCACCCCGGCACGACCGTCCTCGTCGTAACTCACGACAGGAAGGCCGCTTCCGAAGACTGGGTGACGCGCATCACGGGCACACGAGGTGTCTCGGGTGTGGCGGATGCCGTCATCTACGTGGACCGCAAGCGCGACGAGATGATTGGGCGCATCCACGTCACCGGGCGCGACTCGGAGGACCAAATCCTCGCCGTAGAGTTCACCGGCTCGGGCTGGCGCCCCGCCGCAGCCGAAGCGCTCATCGGTGGAGCGCATCCGTCCCGGCAACTCATCTTCAACTGGCTCAAAGAGAACGGCCCCGCGTGGCAGAAAGCCATTGCGGAGGGCACCGGCCTGTCGCCAGACGTGGTAAAGTCCCGCGTGTACGACATGTCGAAGGACGGCATCCTGTCTGGAGGACCCGCTGGGTACTCTGTGCCTGTTAAAGAGGACGACGAGGGGTGACGAATGGCGCCGAAACGCGCTTCGGACGCGTCTGCGTGCCCAAACTGCGGTCGCAAACACCGCACGTTGACGCCGGAAGAGTGCAAAGACCGTCGAATGTCGGAGAAGACCCTCCAACAGAGGGTCATCTACCACGCTAAGCGACGCGGATGGACGGTCGCGCACGTCGGAAGGGGCTACGTCGGCGGTGACGGGGGCCAGTTCGTCACTCAGATGACGCCCGGGTGGCCGGACTTGGTGCTATTCAAGCCCGGGGCGCCTCATCCCATCCTTGCAATGGAGTTGAAGCGCCAGCAGGGCGTCGTTGCCGACAATCAGTTGGAGTGGTTGCGCCTCTTCAACGCCTGTGGCGTGCCCGGCGTGCTCATCAGGCCGAAAGACTTGCGTCTCGGGGTGCTGGACGCCATCCTGAGCCAGAAAGACTGATGGTATGCTGGTAGGACATGCCAATCCCGCGTAAATCGCCAGAAGAGAAACGTGCTTCCGCCGCCGCAAGGATGGCGCGCTCTCGTGCACGCCGAAAGCAGCAGGCCGTTGACTACGCCGACCACGTGCTAGGCGTGAAAGAGTCGCCCGGCGTCGAGCCGCCACCCAAGACGGACGTGGCGAAGCTCTTGCGCGACCGCTACCACGACATCATCAACCAGATGTCCGATGAGGACCTGCTGGTTAAGGATTTCGCACCGGGACTGAACGTCGCCTTGAAGGCTCAGGCGCAGTTGGACAAGCGCGAGGCGCAGAAGTCCAAGGGCGAGAACGCCGAACTGGCGTTCGCCATCATCGCGATGCTCGGCGGCCAAGCACCGCTGCAACTGAACGACGGGAACACCGTTGAGGGCGAAGCCGTTGAGATTGAGTGACCGCCAGCAGGACTACTTGCTGGCTAAGCGCTTCGGTCTCACGCCCGCGCAGGTAGAAGCCGCGCATAAGGTACGCAAGTTCGCGCGCGAGCGACTAGGCGTGCACCTGCACGTGGGCCAGTGCGCATTCGCGGGCCTTGTGCTCGCGCGTGACGATGCGCACCCGCACAGCGCGCAGTACATGACGCTCCTGCTGGCGTCCGGCAACCGCGCTGGCAAGACGATGCTGCTTGCGGTAATCATCATCTTCTGCTGTCTCGACAAGACCAATCGACCCAAGCCCGTCACGCCGGAGGAAGCGGTCAGATGGCTGAAGACGGAGTACAACTGGTATCACTTTGGGATTGCGCAGGAAGTGGCGGACTTGGTGTACGCGGACATCGTGCGTCTGCTGTCGGGGACGCACGAGGGGCAGGCGGGTGGCGGGTGCCCACTCACGTCCGCCGGACCGGTGGCCGATTGGTCGGTCAAGGAATACGGGGACTACAGATGGGTGCGGTTTGCCCCGGCATGGGGCGGCGCCGAGGTGCACTTCCGCACTACCGGTGAGAAGGCGCTCGGCCAGTTGGGCAAGGACATGCACGGCGTCAGCTTCGATGAGGCTGGCATCGAACGCAACCTGCCCTTCCTTATCCGCGAGGTCTTCAACCTGCGTCGCCTCGGCACGGGCGGGCAGTTGCTCATGGTGTCCACGCCGTCCGAGGACTTGGGCTCGGACTTCGCTGACGCTTGGGCGCTGGGCTGGCATGAGACACCCAAGCGCCTGCCGACGTGGGTCAGCATGCGCATGTCCACGCGCGACAACATCGGATACGGCATCAACGAGGTGATGTTCGACCGCCTCATCGCGGACATGGACGAGCGCGCCATCCGGCAGAACATCGACGGCGAGTTCCTGCAGTCGGCCGCCGCGTACTTCAACGGGGCGAACGTCGAGCGCTGCTTCTACGATGGACTGCCGGAGAAGTCCGCAGCGCGGCAGGGCGGCGTGTACCTGCAGGGAGTGGACCCTGCGAAGGCGGCCGACTCTGCGTGGAGCATCGTGCTGAAGATTGAGGCGAACCGCGATGACCCCACGCGCCCGTTCCTTGTGGGCGTGCGAGCGGAGCAGGCGCGCGGCCAGAAGTCCACGGCCACACTCGTCTCGCTCGCAGCAGACGCCTTCAATGCCTACAACATCCCACGTATCCGCACCGTGTGTTACACTGCTCTCGACGCCACCGGTTTCGGCGGCAAGATGTTTCGTGAGGCGGTCGAGGGCGACATCCCCAACTTGACCAACGTCGAGTTCGGCGGAACGGTACAGAAGAAGAGGATGCTGCTCGGTGACCTTCGGACCCTGATAGACGAGGGTCGCCTTCTACTCCCCCGCGAGGGCGTCTGGCTACAGGTGAGGAAGCAGCTTCTTGGCTACAAGTTGGAAGACCGCAAACTTGAACAGGACGCTGTGATGGCGCTGGTCTGCGCCGTGTACCTCCTACGCCGAACCCCCGTAGACGGTCGCGTGAGCGCGGAGTTTGCCCTCTATGGCTGATTACTCGGCCGCCCCCGGCGGCGTCATCTACGCCGACATGACGCTGCTTCGCGGCGTCCTTCATGCTGTTGACGAGGACACGAAGCAAATCCTCTTCAAGCTCGCGACGCGCGTCAGCGCCATTCGCCCGCATCAGGACCGGCTGCGCCAGTGGTGCGACCGGGCCGACCGGCTGTACTACGCCGAGGAACTGACCGATGGCGGCGCCGACCTGTGGGCGAAGGACCCGTCGGCCACCATCCCCGGCCGCTCGCACGTCAGCATCAACACGCCCGCCGTGTACGTCGATGTCCCGGCTGCCTTGCAGGCAGTGGACCCAATCGAGAACATGCTCGCGACCGACACGACCAAGGAAGCTCGCGACGCGGCTGCCGCGCTGGAGCGCCTGTACACGTCGTGGAAGCAGGAAGAGGACTTCGACCTGAAGTGGCACAAAGCCTGCACGGTCAAGTCGCTCTACGGCATCACCGCCGCGCGCATCGCATGGGACGAGGACACGGAGCCCGGCGAGAAGGGCCATCCCGAAGTCGAGGTGGTCGAGCAGCCGAGGAACCTGCATCTGGGCTGGAAGTCCGACTCCTACGATGAACTGGAGTGGGTCGCCTACGTCACGCGCTACGAGCCCAACGCCTTGTGCGAGGAGTTTGGCGTGGACGTGCAGCCGTACACGGACGAGAAGGGCGTGACCGTTCCGCTCGTCGGCACGCGTGACTTCACCTCTTCGCCGCAACGGCCGTGGCTCTCCATGGGTGACGCGCGGGTCGAGGTCTGGGATTACTGGTACAGGCAGCCAGTGTGGAAGGGCCCGAAGCTCGTGCGCATGGACACGTACAACGTGGTCATCGCCGGGAACCTCGTCATCCGTGGACCCCTGCTCTACAAGGAATATCAGGGAGACCTGCCATACGTTCCGCTGTTCAACACGTTCATCCCGGGCATGCCGCAAGGCCGCTCGGACCTGTACGACGTAGAACACCTCATCCGCGAGAAGTACGAGACCGTGACCGCCGGGTCGCAGATGATACACAACGGTATCGCGGGCGACTTCTGGCAGTTGACGGGGCCGGACGCACCGACCCGCGTTCCGGCGGGACTGAAGCCTAAGCGCAACGAGATGGTGGCCCCGGGACCGGGGAACCGCATCGAAACCATCACCCCCTACATCGCCCAGTTCCAACTGGAGCAATACTTGGGCAGGCTCGACCGGGAGATGGCCGCAGTTTCCGGCCTCAACGACTTGCTGTTGGGGCTGGCCCCTGCCCAAGTGTTGTCCTCTTCCAAGGCAATCAACGCCCTCATCGCCAACTACGAGAGCCGCCTGTCGATGCGTCGCAAGATGCTCTACAAGTGGCGCCGAGAGGTCTGGGAACTTGCCCTCAAGGTCTGGAAGACCAAGGACAAGGATGTCAAGACCATTCTCGCCAAGGACAATGGCTTCCTTGACATCATCGACCCGTCCCTCTCGCCGCGAGACGAGCAGGAGACGGCCGTTCGCGCAGCCAACCTTGTCAACGCCAAGCTCTGGTCGCAGGCTCGCGGCATGGATGCCGTCGGAGTGGACGACCCGGAGACGGAGCAGCAACTCATCCGTGAAGAGAGCACCGACGCAACCCTCTGGCCGGAGCGCGTTCAGGTCATGGCCCAGTTGATGGCCGCCCTGCAGTCGCTCGGTCTCAACGCTCCCGCTGGCGCGTCCGCTCAGGCGGCAGGTCAGGCACAGAGCGGGCAAGAGGCGCTGCGCAAGGCACTGGGCGCGCAGACGCCCACCAACACACCAGCGTCCGGCGGGCCCGGTGGGGCTCCCGAGGCGCAGGGGCAGACGCCGCCCATCCCGGGCGCGCCACCCGAGGCTGGCGGCGCTGCCCCTCCCTTCGCTCAAGGACCGGGAGCGGGTCCGGCTACCGGCGGGCCAGCAGGCCCAGAGGCGCCAGTCATTCAGGGTATGCTGCAAGGCGGAGTGACTAAGGGACGCATCCTCACGCAGCAGAAGTTGGGGAGGCGTTAAGCCATGAGTGGAGAACTCGTCACCGTCCTAGTCGTCGTGCTCATCATCGTCGCCATCATTTACCTCGTGCGGCGCATCTGAGATGCCTCTGAAGCGCGGGGCATCCCGCAAGACCATCTCTGCTAACATCAAGACTGAGATGGCGGCAGGAAAGCCGCAGAAGCAGGCCGTTGCTATCGCACTGAGCGTCGCCCGTCGGGGCAAGGGGAAGCGGAAGTGAGCTTCAAGTCCGTCCAGAACAAGATTGCCAAGAAGGAAGGCGTCAGCCAGAAGGCGGCTGGCGCTATCCTCGCGTCGTCCACCCGCAAGGCCAGCCCGGCCGCCAAGCGCAGGAACCCCAATCTCAAGAAGGTCAAGTGACCGCAGGTCGTGCGCCGCGTCCGCGCAACCGAGGGGCCGAAGCTGCGAAGCGCGAAGCCTATCGGCAGTCGGACGCTGGCCGCATGGCCCGCAAGATGCAGATGATGAACCCTGAGACCCGCGCAAGGCGTAAGGCGTACAGGGATGCTCATAGGAAGATGAAGGCTGGCTTCTGATGGCACGTCGAGGAAAGTTCGGCAAGCTGACCGTCGTCTCGTCCAGCATCACGTCCAGCATCATCTCCATCGCTCGGGAGATGCAGCAGCAGGAATACCAGAACATGCTGGACGCGTGGAAGAACGGCGGCACCGTGGACGGCAAGCCCGTCACGGACGAGATGTTCCTCGCGTACGTCAAGGGGCGCCTTGACGGGCTCTCCACTTCCGACCCGATGTACGACTCGTGGAAGCTGCAGTACGACCAGACCGACTACGGCATTCAGGAGTCCAAGCAGTACACGCTGTACAAGCAGGGCCGCATCAGCGACAACCAGATGGCGCAGTTCTACCTCAACTGGGCCAAGAAGGTGCCCTCCAACAGCGAGTTCTACCGCACGCTGCAGAAGGACGCCGCCCAGTTCACGCAGGCAGCCGCTGCGCGTGGGCGTGCAGGCGCGGCCAAGGCGAAGTCGGACGCGTACAACGCGTACGCGCAGGAGATTGGCAACAAGTACATCGCCGTGGGCGACCTGTTGACCCAGACGATGACGACCATCGCCAAGAACAACAACCTCATCGGCGCCGACCAAGACCTGAGCGACTTCATGCTCGCGGGCCAGAACGACCCCGGGCGCATGGAGACGCTGCTCGGGCAAATCAACGCCGCGATGAAGGCCGACCCCAAGACGTATGCTGCTTTCGTCAACCAAATCAAGTCGTACGACCCATCGTGGGATGGCAACCTCACGTCGGCGTACTTCGCTTCGGCGTTGAAGTCATCCGTGCAGGGGCATGGCCTGCTCGCTGCCCGCGCCACCAAGGACGGGTACACGTCCGTGGCGAAGGCGCAGAACAAGGCGGCCGGGGCTGCCACCACGCTCGGGTCGCAGGTGCGGTCATGGCCCGTCGCGGCCAGTTACCAGCAGGCGCGTGACCAGTTTGACCGGGTGTACAACGACCCGACGGCGACGCAGCTTGACAAGTCTCAGGCCGCTGCCGACTTCGCCCAGAAGATTGACACGCTCGCGGCGACGCCCGGGCTGGACACCGCGATGTCGAACCGCCTGAAGAACGATGCTTTGGCGTATCGCGGCGACCCTCGCGCAGCCAACCAGCCCTCGTACTACGAGAACTACCTCGGCTCGCAGCACCTGACTGTCGGTGAGACGAGTACGTCTACGGGCGAGGCGTCCGGCGAGAACGTCCGGTTCCAGCAGGAGTTCCAGCGCGCGTCCTACATGCAAGCGCAGATGGCCGCGAACCCGCTCGGCTTCGTGTACGCGTCGTCGGTCATCGGGCCGGACGGCGTGCCGACGTACGACCCGTCCGGCAAGGGCGAGGTTGCCATTGTCCCGAAGTCCTCGGTGGACCTCGCCGGTAACACCTTCGTCGTCCCGGTTCCGACTGTTGGCGGCGATGCCATCATGCAGGCCATCCCCGTGCACGATGTCATCATGGAGGACCCGACCGGGAACAACTCCAAGGGCACGCAGGTGGGCGTGTACATGCAGTACAGCGTGGGCGGGCAGAAGGTCACGTTGTACGGAGTCACGCAGGCGGACGGCACGAAGACGTGGACGCCGGTCTCGCCCTTCAGCGACACCACTATGGAGACCGTCAAGCCCGACGGGACGCTCTCCCTGTCGGTCCCGAACGTCGCGGACCCGAACGCAGAGTTGGCTGGGCTGGACGCGCAGTATCCCGGGCTCGGGCTGAAGGGCATCTTCTCTAAGGATGTCAAGCCAGCGGCGGGCGAGCACTGGACGTACGTGACGCAGGCCAAGCCCGCCAAGGGCACGCCGGGTCAGGAGTCCGTCGTCACTATCACGTGGACCGGTCGGGGCTTCACGACCTCAACCCGCGATACGTCCTTCGACGCGGCCGGGTCCATCGCTGGCACGCAGACAAGCCCGACCGTTCCCGTCACGCCGCCACAGACCGTGGACGCAGCGTGGGACAAGGCGCGTCTGGCGCATGGGCTCGACCCGCGTATCGACTTCACGACGCCAGCCATGGCTGCGCTCGTGGCTTCGAAGGTCTCGGGCGACTCGGTGGTAAACGCATGGAATGACCCTCTCTTCCAGCAGAAGCTGTACGAGGAGGAGAACAGGGCCGCGAACGGCGACCCGAACAAGCTCGCTGCTATCGCGGCGGCCGACCAAGCGCTGGCCCACAACATGGCCGACATCGGACCGGACGTGGCGTATCACGCTGACCGCGAGTATGCGAACGGACGCGGCGACTTGCTCGTGCAGTCGCTCGGCATGAAGCAGACCGGCCAGCCTGCGGTGCCTGCCGTCAGGACCGGCACGGCCATCATCGTTCCGTCGGCTCCGGTGCCCAGTTTCGGGACCGAGTACCAGCCGGGCAAGGCGCAGGACGACCTGCTCTACATGGCTGGCTCGCTCGCAGCGTCTTCGGCCAACCGAGGACGCGGTGGCGCGCTGCCGTATCAGAACGCGCCGACGACCCCGGTCCCGTCCCCGACCATCACGCCCAAGCCGACGCCCACCCCGACTCCGGCCCCGACGACGACGCCTAAGCCGACGCCCACGCCGACGCCAGCGCCCATCCCGACCACCCCGAACGTGAACGCGCAGACAGGTTTCGTCATGCCGACCTACAATCCGGCCTCGCTGCCGATGCCCATGACGCGCGGCAAATGAGCGACCCCTTCCAGCTTCCCGCTTCTGGGGGCGCGGCTCCCGCTGCACAGCCCGTGCAGGAGATGCAGTCCACCCTCTTCGGTGGTGGTGCTCCGGCCCAGTCCAAGGGCCCGAACCTCGGTCCGGTCAACGACCTGCTCGGCTTTGCCGCTGGCGCGGCCAGCGTCGTCGGTGGCGCGCTCGCGCGCGTGCCGCTGGGCTGGCTGCCCAATGGGGCGGATGACCAGTTCAAGCAGATGGGCGACTGGATGAAGGTCAACCGCCCAGAGGACTACAAGCAGTGGGAGACCGTCAACGCGGCGAGCAACGCCGACAAGCTCTACGGCGGGAACATGAAGTCCGACTTCAACCGCGAGTGGGGCACGAAGTACCTTGACGAGTCGAAGACAGGCGGCGGCGTAGCCCCAGAGTTGGCCTTCGCTCCTGCCTCGCTGATGGGCGCGCTGGGCGATGTCGTCCCGCGCTTGGCGCTGACGGAGAAGAACGTCGAGCAGACGCTGGGAGGGCAAACCTACTTCAACCCGCTGGAGGGGACGAAGGCCATTACCGACACGACCCGCGCGCCGTCCGAGATGGTGGACCGCGTGGGTGTGGTTCTGGCTGCCTCGCAGCGCGGCGACCAACTGAACCCCGTCGAGCAGGAGGTCGTCAAGAACCTGCAAGAAGGGACGTGGGACAGGCAGCACGCTCTCGACTACCTCATCCGCAACAACCAAGGCTACTCGCGGGACGTGCTTCCGCAGACCGTCATGCAAATCGTCGCGGACCCGATGATGATTGCCGGTGGCGGCGAAGCGGCGGCCCTGAAGATTGGCGCGCGCGGGCTGCGCGTAGCGGAAGCGCTGGGCGCTACGGAGAAGGCGGCTGCGGCTGGGCGCGCCGCCACAGCGGGCGAGGTCTTCGGTGCGGCGGGCGAGGCGCGAGCCATCGACAAGGTGGCCGTGTCCGTTGCTGCCCTGCAGCGTACGCCACTCGCCCCTGTCTTCAAGGTCGGGCGCGCCATCGTGGACCCGCTCGGCGCCATCCAAGGTCGCGACACTGCCACCAAGGCAGGACTGGACCTCCTGACCGGGAGCGGCGTGCGCGCCACGGAGCAGGCGTACGGGCCCGCTGCGTACAGCGCGGCGTTCGACTTCGCTCGCAAGCACGGCATCACGTCTGAGTTGCAGTCCGCGCTCGGCGGGTACACGGACAATGGCGTTCGCCAGTGGACCATCCTGCAGAGCCGCGTGACGCAGCTTCTGGCCGACACTGGCGGCGAGCGTCTGCTGGAGACCACGCCTGACTCGCTCGTCACGGAACTGATGAAGGTCGAGCCCAAGGACTCCATCGCCCGGCTGACTACATACTTCTCCGGCGTCAAGAAGCCGTTTATCACAGCCGAGGATGACGCTCAGTTGGCGGACCGCCTCACGGCCTCGTTCGGCAAGGACGCCGCGACGTGGGCAGAGGACATCGCCAAGATGACGCCGGACACGAAGTCTCTCCTGCACGCTGCCACGTACGAGAACTCGTGGCAGCAGTTCGCGGACGCGCTGGCGCACGTTGAGAACTACACTGGCCGCATCCCCATCAACAACTTCGTCATCCTCAATGACAACATCCTTGACAATGTGGCTGCCCAGTTGTTCGCGCGCGAGTTCAACGCGCCCGGGCTGGGCGTGGCAGAGCGGGCCAAGCTGTGGAACGACGCAGCGAGCCGGTGGGTCGAACTGCGTGACATCGGGCTGGCGGAGCAGTCGCCCATCCAGATGACCGACCTGTCGGAGCGCCTGACGAAGCTCATCGAAAGCGGTCGCCTGCACACCCGCATCCAGCTTGAGGCGCTTCGCGAGGACCCGGCCCTGCAGCCGATTGCCGACTGGCTGGAAGCGCAGAGTATCAACGGGCGGCAGGTGTGGAACGTGGGCTTCCGGCCCGACGACATGCACGCGTGGGGCTTCGTGCGCAACCCGAACACGGGTCTGCTGGAGGCGGGCAGCACGCCCTTCGTGTCTCATGTGATGGACGCTACGCCTGCTTATCTGCCGGTCAATGACGTGCTGACCAATCTGCTCGGTCAGGTCATCGGCCCCGCCGCTGCGGGCAAGCTCGCCAAGCCGGTCGAGGCGATGGAGGTCGCGTACAAGGTGGCGCGCGACCAGATTTCTGGCACCCGCCTGCTGCAGAACATGGAGCAGCGCTTCGTCGTGAAGGCTGGTCGGGATTACAACCTGTCGGTCGCGCAGTCGCGCAGGCTGTTCCGGCTCGGGCGTGACGCGGCTCAGCTTCAGCACACCACCATTCAGGGCATCGACCCGACCAACATCTGGGAGAGCATCAGCAAGGCGCTGCCCAAGGAACTGCAGGGTCAGGTCACGAAGCGCCAGTACATGGACCTGCTCATGCACGCATCCGCTGGCGACCTGCGCGTCATGGGGCTGACGCAGGGCTTCACGCAGCGCATCCGCAACCTCATCCAGAGCAAGCTCGGCTATCAGGAAGGCAACTTCGCCGGGCGAGCCACGGTGTCCTTCTACCGCGAGGTTCGCTACGGACTGAACCCGCTGTTCTACATCCAGCGCATCACAGACGGCCAATACTTCAACATCCTCAAGGGCATCCCGTGGATTGGCTACCACGACTTCAAGCCGGGCACTGCTCTGTACGACGCGCAGCAGGTGCTGGGCGTGCTGGGCGAGACGGCCACAGCACGTGACATGGCGATGGACCTTCCCGAGTACACGTTGCGGAGCAACTTCCAGCAGGCCATCCGGTCGCGGCTCGGCAACATGGTGGACAGCGCGAAGCTGGAGGACTTGGCGACGGCCGGTGCGCGCTGGCAGCGCAACAACCAGACCGCCACGTTCAACGCCGCTCTTGGCGACATCGTGAAGGAAAGCCTTGACGAGTCGCGCAAGGCGTTTGAAGCGCTCGCCAAGGATGAGACCCTGACGGCCGCAGAGCGCGCCACGTATCAGGACGCGCTTGACGGGCTCACGGAGTGGAGCACCCTGCGCAGGCAGGCGTACATCGCGACAGGTCGCATTCTGGACGACCGGGAGTTGGGCCTGCGGTACATTCAGGAGATGTTCAGCGACTCCATGGGCGCGACGCTGGAGCCGGATGGGCTCATCAAGTACGCCGAGAGCATCAAGACTGGCGTGTATCACAAGCCGACCAGCGTCGGGCAGATGCGGTCGCTCCAGCTTGACGACCTCGCGGCCCAGTTGGGCTACATCACGGAGCGCGGTGCGGGCGACATCTCCGCTCTGGCGAAGGCTGTCGGGCCCGAGGGCGACCGGTCTATGGGGTGGCTGGAGGAGCGGCTGCGGGAGGACTTCGGAGCGCACCCGGACTACACTCAGCGCGCCATCCGCGCTCTGGGCTTCAACTGGAACGACTACTGGGCCGAGGCTCGCGCCACTCTCGACGTGAGCCCGAAGCAGGCCGAGTTCCTGCAGGGCGTCATCGCGCGCGAGGCGCAGCTTCGTGACATGAACCCGGTCGAGTATCTGTCGCAGGTGCTGGACTTCAACCTCGGGCGCGTCGGCTCCAACGCCCACATGCGCCAGCTTCTGCAGCTTGTGCAGGCGTCCTCGGTGGGCGACAAGGCAGCGCAGGTCGAGAAGCTGTCGCAGATATTCGTCAGGACGCTCGACCCGTCTGCACAGCGCGTGGTGCTCGCCAACTACATGGCCGACCTGCCGCGCCAAATCCGCGACGCCGAGGCGCTTGGCACGGACGCGGGCCGCGCAACTGCCGCGCAACTGCGCGACATCCGCACTCGCCTGAATGGCGAGGTGCTTGGCACGACCGGCGAGCACGCCGTGTCCGAGGCCATCGCCCAGAACCTTGACGAGTTCAAGGCTTTCCACAACAACGACATCGCCGGAGTGGTCCACGTGACCGTTCCCACGGAGCAGGATGTCCACTACGCCAACTTCGTGGACGGTGCGTTCGACACCATCCCGAACCGAGCGGCCGTGGACGAGGCGTTCAACCTCATCGACTCCCTGATGCGCCAGTTCCCGAACACGAACCTGCGGCACGTCGGCCTGCGTGACCTCGCCGGTCAGGGGTGGGCGGCCGTGGACGGTACGGAGGATGGCGCTCCGGTCCTGTTCCTAGACCACAAGATGTTCGAAGAGGCGGGCGCTGGTAACTTCGCGGGCGAGATGGCGGCGAGCGACGCGTGGCGCACTGGCGGGCCCATCGACACGCGGTGGTCGTATCCCGGCGTGCCAAGCGCCGTGTCCTCTGGGCTGCGCGCCAACATCTACCACGAGTTCGGCCACATCGTTGCTGACAGCCTGCTCAACGCGAGCGCGATGAGCCCGGCTGAGCTTGACCGCATCGCCCCTCTCTCCGACTTCGTGCGTGCGTTGACCGCGCAGGACAGCAACTTCCCGGCGATGCTGAGCGAGTACGCCGCCATCCCCAAGGACGAGGTGGCGGGCGGCGACCTGCAGGAGTTCGTGGGCGAGTTGTTCGCAGCGGCGTACGACCCGGGCGTGGACCTCGCGCGCTGGCCGGAAGCCTTCCGGGCTGAGCTTCAGGACACCGCCGAAGAGTTCCGTGGCATCCTGCAGGACATCGGTGAGTTCAACCCGCCGCAGGTCCCGAACATCACGGCTCTCGACGCGCCCACGCGCGACGCGCTCGGGAGCGGATTTGCGGACCTTGTGCGCAGGCGCATGGCGGGCGAGAAGATTGCCGACGGCGACGTTGAGGCAGTGGCCCGCCACTTCGCCAACTGGACGCAGAACGCCGTTGCGGCGGCAGTGGCCGACCACCTCCAGACCTCGCGTCAGTGGATTGGCGAACTGGCGATGGAGATTGCCGACCGCATCCCGACGGATGGCGGCTTCGCCTACAGCCGCACGCAGGGACTCGTAGAGCAGCTTCTCCACCAGAAGATTGAGATGGCTCAGCGCGACGCCTACCGGCTGGCCGAGATGTCCACGACGCGCTCGTGGCTCGACCGCTCGCTGAACCACCCGGTCTTCGGCCTGTACCCGTCGAGCTACATGTGGGGCAAGACGTTCCCCGAGACCGTGAAGTTCTTGTCCAAGGAACCGTTCGGCTTTGAGACTGGCGTCCTGCTCTACCAGATGATGCGGGCGGAGCACCAAATCACGACGCAGCGCGAGTACGACCCGAAGTTCTCCACCATGTGGAACCAAGTCGGTGGCAGCGAGACGGCCTTCCTGCTCGACTACCTGACCCCGGGCCTGCCGTGGAGCGACATGCGAGCGGCCACACCGCCGTGGGCGCAGTCCATCGCGAAGAACGGGCTCGACCCGATGAAGCTCCTGAACGCCGAGGCCGCCACCATCTCTCCTGAGCGCTGGTATCGCAGTGCGGTACAGTCCGGTCAGGAAGTGGGCGGAGCGGCGCAGTCTGCGATAGACTCCCTCGTCAATCCCAAGCCCGCCCAATCGACAAGTGGCGGGAACGGTCTCTTCCAGTTGCCATCCGGTACGAGCGCGACACCTGAGCCCACCACCCCGGCGGGCGTGTTGCAGCCGAAGTTGTCGTCCGCCATGGACGACCTGAAGAACATGCTCGCCCCGTGATGTATACTCGTTTCAGGTAAACTCGCTAAGGAAGGTATAATCACGCTATGACAGACTCAGACGCAGGCACCGCACCCGTGGCGGGTGAGGCCCAGACGCCCCCTCCGGCGACTGGCACTCCCCCGACGCCGGATGAGGTCACTACGCTCCGAAGTCGGAACGCTGGACTGGACGCGAAGGTCACATCCCTGAGTCAGCAGGCAGCGGCGGAGAAGGCCGCTCGTGAGGCTGCGGAGCAGAAACTCCGTGACTACGAGGCCGAACTGGTCAGCAAGGATGAGGCCCTTCGGGCACAGCTTGCAGCGAAGGAAGCCGAAGCCGCGCTCGCGCGGAAAGAGGCAGCGCTGGCGAGAGTGGAAGCGCGGTTCCCCGAGACCTACGCGGTGCTCGGTGAGTCAGCGGCCAGTCTCAGTGAGGACCAACTCGCCGCAGCGGAAGCACGCTTCCGTGGCGTCGGGGATGACAAGTCGGCTCCCCCGCCGCTCGGCGCAAACCCCGCGAGGGGTGGCACTGAGCCGGTGAAGTCGATTGAGGACATGACGGTCGAGGAGCTTCGCAAGCATCTTGCGACGTACCCCACCGAGGTGATGTTCCGACAGTAAGAGCGACCGGGGCGCTTCCCCGGTGCAGGGAAGGACCCAATGACCCAGACGACCACGGCCACCAGCAACTTCGACAAGACGGTGCAGGTGCTCATCCGCAAGACGCTGGAGCAGGAACTGCTCCCGACGCTGCCGCATCTCAACGCGGCTGCGGGCCCCATCATGGCGACGTTCGTGGCTGGCACGAACTCGACCATGCGCTTCCTCCGCGTCCCGTTCGCGACGCCGACCACCAACGGTGGCTCGGTCAGCGCGGGCACGGCCCCGTGGCTCACTGAGGGCGTCGCTCCGACGGCCCTTGGCCTGAGCATCGGATACGAGGAGTTCACCTCCTATCAGGCAGGCCAGCGGTGGGAACTCACCGACAAGGCCCTGATGGAGTCGCCCATCGACCTCATGGCGAAGGCCAGCGAAGTCTGCGCTCGCGACGCCGCAGAGACCGCCGACGAGTATGTCGGCCGCATCCTCGCCGCTGGGACGAACGTCCTGTACGGCGGGACCGCCACCGCGCGGACGCTCGTCGCGGCCACCGACGTGCTCACGGGCACGCTCGTTCGCCGGGCAGCGCAGAACCTGAAGGCGGACTCCGTTCCGGCCTTCTCCGACGGCTACCATGCCATCATCCATCCGGCCGTCGTCTTCGACTTCGAAGAGGACCAGGATGTCGGTGGCTGGCTGGACGCTTCCCGCTACGCGGGCGCGAACGCCATCCTCTCGGGCGAGATTGGCAAGTACGCCGGGGTCCACTTCTACGAGAGCGCGCGGGCTCGCGTGTTCGCGACGGGTGGCTCTGGCTCCGCGCCGGTCTACTCGACCATCATCCTCGGCCCCGAGGCGTTCGCCTTCGGTGACTGGGGCAAGACCACCTTCCACTACGTGGCCCCGGGCGGCCATGGGGACGAGCTTTCGCAGGTCGCGAGCATCGGCTGGAAGGGATTTATCGGCGCCATGCTCGTGGATGAGGCGGGAGCCCGCTACATCCGCGTCGAGACTGGCTCCGGCCTGTAAGAGTGGCTTGGGGGCCCGCTGTCCGGCGGGCCCCCTGTCACACTAAGGGGACCTGAGTGACCACTCTGGCGGAACTCAACGCGCTGGTCGCCGCTGACCTACGTGACCCTTCATACGTCACCTTCTCGTCCACCGACGTGGACGGCTTCGTCAACTCTGGCGTGGCCGAGGTGGGACGTGTCGCCCCAGAGCGCGTCGTCATCGGCGCTACCGGCGACGACTCTTCGCTGGAGTACGACCTCGCTCGCGGCGACAACATCGAAATCCGCCGAGTCGAAGTCTGGGACACTTCCACTACGCCCGAGACCTTCGTCGGTCGTCTGAGCCCGGCGTCATCTGAGTACATCAACCAGAGCGACGTGGGATACGACCTGTGGGGCGGAGTGCTGCGACTGACCAAGGCCCAGAACGATGCGCTGGTCGCCAACAGCGATTACGAGTTGCGCGTGTGGGCCTACGCGCCTTACGCGTACATGACATCATCCGACGACATCGACTTCGGCCCCGAGAAGGAAGAGGCCATCCGCCTCTACGCGCGCCTGCAGGCAGTGCGGTCCCTCGTGAGCGACCGGGCGCTGTTCACGCAGTGGCAGTCGGTCTCGCACAACACGGACGTGTCACTGGCCGCGCTGATGAACATGTACGCCACGCTGCAGCAGGAGTGGAGACAGCGCTCACGCGCCCTGATGGTGCTGCGCGAGGCCCCGTAACGTGGACCTCACCTTCCCTGTCGTCATCGGGAGTGCGACCCTCAACGATGTAGCCTACAGCGGCGCGCTGTACGGCACGACGGTGGACGCCATCGACCTGAGCGAAGTCGATGTCCGCCAGTTTGAGGAACCGCTCGCCAAGGCGAACGGTATCGAGACTGGTGGCGTCTGGCTTGGCGCTCGCCACATCAGCATCAGCGGCACCCTGTACGGCACCGACCACGACGACCTGATGGACCGGGCGGCCAGCCTCATCGAAGACCTGTCCCCGGCGACCGGCGGCTTCGGCCTCGTAACCATGTCGTGGTACGAGGACATCGACACGAGCGGTGCGATAGACGTGCGACCGGACGGGCCGCGCTTCCAGTGGGACCGCGTGAAGCACGGCGGCGCGAACATGCCGTCCGCCGTCCAGTGGACTCTGAAGTGCATCGCCCCCGCCCCGACCATCTACTACGCTGCGGCGACTCCGCTCGCGCTTCTCCGGCAGACGGCTTGGCTCTCCATCGTCAACGATAACGTCATCGCCCCTTGGGAGGGGCCGTACATCAGCTACTCGCCGCAGCCCGCCGTGGCAGTTGCATGGGACCGCACGTGGCCCGGCGACAATCCCAGTTACGTCGAGTCGAACAACTGCACCTTCGGTGAGTTCATGGTGCCGAGGGGCACGAAGCACGTGAAGCTGAGCGGGCAGATTTCTTTCTCCGGCGACCCCAATCTGAACTGGCGCCTCGTCGCTGGCGACTGGCCGCTTCACATGCACCCCGACGACTTCGACCCCGGCGTCGATGGCTGGCCTGACGGCACGGTCATCGCCAGCGGTACGACCTCTGCGACAGCCACGCTCACGGACGTGGATGTGCCGCTGGCAGCGGACGGGACAAGGTTCTGCCTGTACCTGACTGTTGATAGGCCGGGGACTCCGGCGTACCATCTCAACCAGCACTACCACGGGGGCGCCAACGCTTGGAACGGCGGCCACAACTGGTTCGACATCGTGTGCTCACGGTAAGGGGGCACGCATGGACCTGACTCGCTCCGTCAAGTACCGCAACACCGAACTCAACAGCGTGACCGACTCGTCCGATGTGCTCTCGGGCGTGCGCATTGACAACGCGGACTGGAGCGAGGTCGAGTGGCGCCAGTTCATGGAGCCCACAGCCCTGCACGACGGGCTGGACATCGGCCCCGTGTACGCCGGGCACCGCGTCATCCGCCTGTCTGGCACCGTGTACGGGTCCACGCGCAAGGCTGCGTTCGAAGCCATCCAAGCGCTCGACGCCTTGTTCGCGCCCACGGCTCCGTACGTTGCAGACGCGACGACCTTCGGCTACGCGCCGTTCGTCTTCTACTGGCATGAGGGCGGGGTCCGCGTGACCAAGACCTTCCAAGTCCTGAGCCACGGGCTTCGGGTGGTGTGGCGTCGGGAGTGGTTTGGTGGGTCTGATAGGGACCCCCTTGCTGTACCATGGACGGTGATGCTCGTCTCCAATGACCCGGACGGTTCCACAGCATGACCATGAGTGTTGACCCGCTCACGAGATGGCGCCTCAACATCAAAGGGATGGGGGGCGACAGCACTGGCGCCATCCCCTCCGAGGGCGCGCACTACCTCACGTTCAACGCGGCCACGGACCTGTGGACGCGCACGAGCGAGGGCATCATCGCGTACGACTATGACATCGCCAACCTCGGCGGGGCAGGGACGGGCGGTCCCTACCGGGTCAACCCAGTCGTCGTCCCATTCGGTGACGACCACGATACCGGCGGCTCGTTCTGGGAACTGAAGGAAGGCCCGCATCCGGGCTACCTCGTCAGCTTCTGGTCGAACAGCCTCGGCTACGGCGACATCACGGTCACGAGCGACACGGCGTTCAACCGGGGCCCGGGCGAGACGCTGTTCACGCTGGAATACCCGGCCGCCCACCTGTGCGGCGCCAGCATGAACTACAATGCGGCTGGCGAGATGCACTTCACGATGCTGGTGGACGACCCCAACATCGCTCTCGTGCAGCCCAAGTTGACGCACTACAGCATCGACTTCTACATCAACGGCGATTGGGTCGAGGCGTTCGCCGGTCTCATCTGGGACATGGACGCGACCGACACCGAGGTCGTGTTCGAAGGCATCGACTACCTTGGCCTGCTGAACTACATACTGGACGAACGCTTCGACCCGAAGGCGCCCGACAAGGCTGCGCCGGACGGCTCCAAGTACGTGGACAAGTCCATCCACGACATCGTGGACGCGCTGCTCGACTACGCCATCGCGCTGCCTGACTCACCCGTGAACTTCATCTCCGTGGGCGACATCGCCGCGATGGACGAGAAGGTGACTATCTTCTCCACCATGTCGCGCATCCTGCCGTTCATCACGGACATGCTGAACAGCCACCGCGCTGGCACCGGCAAGTACACGCGCATCTATGTGAAGAAGACCGGCACGAACCAGTATCAGTTCACGGTCGATGACGACCCGGGCGTGCAGCAGACCGGGCTGCCAGTCGCCTACGGCGACCTCGCCAACGGCTACCGCATCATCAAGTTCGGCAAGAACTGGGCGTCCCGCGTCAGCGTCCTCGGGCGCTCGCGCGACGGCCTGCAGGTGTCCTACGAGCACAACGACTCGGGCGTAGACCAGAGCGTGTGGGGCCGCATCTCGCAGGACGCGCAGATGATTGAGCCCAAGGCTGGCTTCCTCGGGCCCAAGGTCAAGTCCGACGACACGAACGACCTGAAGCGGCGCGCACGGCAGGCCGCTCTCGACGCGTCGCGCCTCGGCCAGTCCGTGGGCATCGGCTTCAAGCTGGGCTCGTTCGCGCCGGAGGACGGCTGGGCGCTGCTCGACAGCCTGCCCATCGTCATCGAACACGGGGGCGCGCGTACAACGCAGTGGGCGAGCGACGTGTTCGGACAGGACACGGCCGCCGACCCGTCCGTTGTCAAGGCCAGCTTCTGGACCATCGTCGGCTACCAGTGGGAGTCGTACGACGACGGGCACTGGATGAATACGCTGCTGCTGTTCCCGTCGGGTGGCGGTGATTTGCCGCAAGTCACCGTCACTCCGACCCTCAAGAACTTCGGTGAGACTGGCTGGCAGCCTAGCTACTATCCGAACCCTCACTCAGTCAGCCTTGCAGGCTTCACGGCCGCCGCAGGCGACACGATGTACGCCGTCCTGTTCCAGCGCGGGTCCGGTGCGACCATCGGGGCGGGCTCGGTCAGCGGCTTCACGCAGATTGGTACGACCGTCAAGGGATACGACGGCACGCAGTCGCCGCTCTCTGACGCGACGGCCGTGTCGCTCTGGTACAAGGTGGCTGCGGGCGGGGAGACGAGCATCGTCGTCAACGCCGACTCGCCGGGCGACCAAGTGTCCCTCCTGTGGGAAATCCACTCCGGCATCCCGGCAGCGGCCGTCCCGGTCTTCCACTCCGCGACCGGAACGATGGCGGCTGACGGCAGCATGCACGACCTCATCACGGTCGCTGGCTCTGGCACGGGCTACATCTTCGGCGGCTGGGCGATGCAGCAGCCTGCGGGCTACGGCACGGGCGTGCGGTCTGCCTTCGACCACGACGCGTACCAGCCGCCGCTCTACGATGACCAAGAGCCGCGCCACCTGAAGTACGCTCTCACGAACGACACGCTGCCGCGCACCATCCAAGGCCAGATGTGGGACAGCGGTGGCGTCAGCGCCGACAAGTGGGGCTGGGCGATGGCCGTTGCCACGGTCGGGTCTGTCGGGCCGCCCTACCCCATCACGTCCTCGCCCGTGGTCCCGCGCACGCCCATCACTACGGGCGACGGTGCCCCCGCGTCGGACAACCCGCAGAACGTGAGCACGTACGTTGACCGCGTGACGGGCGACACGTACACGTGGAACGACAACACCGACTCGTGGGACGCGCCGGTCGCCGGGACCATCGACATCAAGGACTGGCCGCTCTCTGACGTGCTCGCGAAGGGCAACCTCGTGGGCGGCAACCTCATTGAGAGCGCGGCCGACGGGACATCAGGTGGCGGGACGCTGGAACTGGACGACGCGAGCGGAAGCTCGGCCGGGTCCGCGTTCCTGCTCGCGGGCGGCACGCCCGACGGTCTCGGCGGCGCGTTCGGCGCCTTCGGCGCTGACTCGGGCACGGGTGGCCGCGCCACCATGCAGGGCGGGAACGCCTCGTCCGGCGGTGGCATGGGGGCATCCGTCCAGACGGACCCGGGTGCGTCCGGTGGCGTGCACGGCAAGGTCGCCATCACGAGCGACAACGACAGTGGCTCGGCGGCCGAGGTGCTGACCGCCAACGGCTCCGGCTACGCCACGTGGCAGGCCGTTGCGAACGGCATGCTGAAGTGGGGCACGGCCGACCCGTCCGCAGGCGCAGGCGTGGCGAGCGCCATCGGCAGCCTGTACATGCGCGACAACAGCGGCGCTGGCGAACTGTGGGTGAAGACCGCAGCGAGCAACACGTCGTGGACCAAGGTGACGCTGCCATGACCGAACGCGAGCGCCTGCTCAAGCTGCTCAACGCGCAGCGCATCGCCGGACTGGACACGTCCGACACGCTGCGCAGGCTGTACGACTTGGACCAGCAGGCACAGACGCAACAGGTCATCGCCGCCATCCCGCAGCCCATCCCGGGGAGGCCCGGCGAGCCGGGTCCGGCTGGCCCGGTCGGACCCATGGGCCCAGAAGGCCCCACAGGGCCCACAGGAGCCACAGGAGCGGCCGGAAAGGACGGAGTGGCACCGGAGCCCACTCCGGGCCCTACCGGGCCTCTGGGGCCGTCTGGGGCGACAGGAGAGCAAGGTGAGCGAGGAGACCCGGGACCAACAGGACCAGCGGGACGAGATGGCCTACCGGGCATGGACGGCGCAACGGGTCCCACCGGACCCCGTGGCGCTGATGGCGCGACTGGTCCAACAGGACCGAAGGGCGACCCGGGAGAGGCCATCGCCGTCGCCGGAGACGGACGTAGCCACGTCATCGGACAGCCCTACGTCACCGGACTCCCCCGGCGCGTAGCCGAACTGGAGTTTCCCGGCGCCACGGTCGAGGGCTACAAGAACGCGAAGGGACGGAACACCGCCCGCATCACTATCGTTGGAGGGACAGGCGATGGAGCCACAGGGCCGACCGGTCCTACAGGGCCGACCGGCCCGCAGGGTCCCGGTATCGGTGATACAGGCCCGACCGGACCTACCGGCCCGACGGGTCCGACTGGCGATACCGGACCGACTGGGAGCGGCGACCCCGGGCCCACGGGTCCGACTGGCCCGACTGGCCCCGGCGGTGGCGACCCGGGCGCTACCGGTCCCACGGGCCCGACTGGAAGCGCAGGAACGGATGGCGGCACTGGACCTACCGGCCCTACAGGAACGGCTGGACCGACTGGTCCCACGGGGAGTGCCGGTCCTACCGGTTCGGCGGGTACTGCGGGCAGCAATGGAGCTACAGGACCCACGGGGTCCGCTGGGGCGACGGGTCCGACCGGCTCTGCAGGCCCGACTGGGCCTACGGGAAGTGCCGGAACGAACGGCTCCGTGGGTCCGACTGGCCCTACTGGCTCAGCGGGAGCGACGGGCCCGACAGGTTCCGCTGGAACTGCTGGAGGGGTGGGACCCACAGGACCTACAGGAAGCGCTGGAGCGACAGGACCAACTGGACCTACAGCCTCATTTCTGCATCAGGTAGTTGTCGGCTTCGACGGCCTCGGCGCCGCTCTCGTGCCGGGCGCCATTCAGGACGTGGTTGTCCAGTACGCCGGGACCATCCAGTCGGTCATGCTCCTCGCTGACCAGACCGGCAGCGTCTCGGTGGGCATCTGGAAGGATGTGTACGCGAACTTCCCGCCGACCATCGCGGACTCCATCGTGGCATCGGCGCCGCCTACGCTGTCTAGCGCGGTCAAGAGTGAGGACAGCACGCTGACAGGGTGGACGACGGCACTCGCGGCAGGCGACGTGCTGCGCTTCTATCTCACGTCATGCGCCGACATCACGAAACTGCTTCTCGTGCTAACATACCTGTGAAGGGAGTCCCCTGATGGCGAACGACTATGATGACACTGCCAAGGACGCGATGCTCGACGCGCTTGGCGCCCTGATGACAAGGGTGGCGCTCCACACTGGCGACCCGGGCGCTGCCAACACGGCATCCAACGAGCTTACTGGCGGGTCTCCCGCCTACGCGCGCAAGGCCATCGCATGGGGCTCCGCTTCTGGCGGCATCATCGCGGCGTCGAGCGCGCCGGTCTTCGATGTCCCCGCGTCCACGACGGTCTCGTGGCTCAGCTTCTGGAACACTGCCGGAACTGTCCGGTATGCCAAGAAGAACATCACGGACGAGGTGTTCGGTGCTCAAGGAACCTACACTCTCAGTGCTGCCGACTTCGACCTCAACAACGCCTGAGACGACGTTTGAGGAGCTTGTCCGGCTTCGGCTGGACGAGCTTGACAGGAAGCTGGAGCGGCTGCTTGAGATGACGTGCCCGGTTTGCGGACCGGCGCTGGTCGCGCAAATCCACCCCAAGGTGGAGGAGCATGGCAGCTAACCCCGGTGTCATCGTTGCGTATGGCGCAGCTACAGCGCCGACGGGGTGGCTTCTCTGCGACGGCTCGGCCGTCTCACAAGCCACCTACGCCGCCCTGTACGCAGCCATCGGGACGGACTTCGGGCCAGACACGGGCGGCAACTTCACGCTGCCCGACTACCGGGGGCGCTTCGCTCTAGGCAAGTCCGCGACGGGCACGGGCTCGACCGTCGGTGAGACGGGTGGCGCACTCGACCACACGCATACCGGCCCCTCGCATACCCACGCTGTGGACCAGCCTGCGGACCATACGGCGCACACGGTCACGCAGCCGTCCTCGCACGGCACGCTGACGCATACCGGCGCGGCAATCGCGAACCACTCGCTCATGTCGCACACGGGCGCAGTCGTGGCCGCCCACTCCATCACCGAGGCATCTGCGCACTCGGACCACGCCTCTGGTGGAGCGCACACACACGACGGCCACGTCAGCGGCACCCGAAACCCAAGCGCCAACCCCGGCTTCTTCACCGCGCCGACCGGGGCGCATAGCTCGGACGGCGGCCATACACACGATGCGCACAGCGCGCATACGGGCACGACCATCGACTCCGGCGCCGCTCACTCGGTGACGCAGGCAGCGGACCACTCGGCCGACACGCACACCATCTCGGCGCAGGCTACCTCCCACGGCACGCTCACGCACTCAGGCATGACGGTCACTGGCGCGCACTCGCACACGGGCATGGCGACGCAGGCAGGCGGGACGGCAGCCAGCGGTGGGGCGAACCCGCCGTTCCAAGTCGTGACCTTCATCATCGCCGTCGGCACGACCGAGATACCAGTCGGCGCCATCAGCGACTTCGGCGGCACGAGCGCCCCGACTGGGCACATCATCTGCGACGGCTCGTCTTACAACACGACGACCGATGCCGACCTGTTCGCTGTCATCGGGTACAACTTCGGCGGCTCTGGCGCAAACTTCAACGTGCCCGACCTGCGCGACCGCCACCCGCTCGGCAAGGCAGCAGCCGGGACTGGCTCGACTATCGGGGCGACCGGTGGCGCGGTGAACCACGTTCACGCTGGCCCGTCGCATACGCATACCGTGACGCAGGCCGATGCGCACGGCTCGCATACCATCGGTCAGGCGTCGAGCCACGGCACGCTGACGCATACAGGAACGACGGTCTCCGACCACGCAGCCCTGTCGCACTCCGGCTTGGCGCTTGGCAACCATACGGTCGGGCAGCCCGCCACGCACTCGACACACGCCACGAACGCGACACACACACACAACTCCCACACGAACGTCAGCAAGTACGGCAACGGCACCGACAATGCAGGCTGGATGCACAGCCCGACTACGCACTCGGGCGATGGCGCGCACACACACGATGCTCACCCGGCGCACACGGGGCAGGCGCTCGACGCGCACAGCGTCACAGCGCAGAACTCCAACCACGCCGCGCAATCGCATAGCCTGCTCATCACAGAGGCGTCGTCGCACGGCACGCTGAACCACACGGGCGCGGACCTTGACGCGCACTCCGCCCACTCGGGCGGGGCGACGAGCGCGGGCGGGACGGGCAACACGAGCGCTGGAGAGGCGCCGTACCTGACCGTCAACTTCATCATCAAGGCGCACGAGGAGCCGACGCCTATCGGTTCCGGCTTCATGCTCGGCAGCATGGCCGTTCCCTCGCTGGCGCTGGCGTGTGACGGAGCGTCGTATCTGCGGGTCGATTACCCGTACCTGTTCGCCGTCATCGGGACGGCCTTCGGGGCGGCCGACAGCGACCACTTCAACGTGCCCGATATGCGCGGTCGCATCCCGCGCGGCAAGAGCGCATCTACCGCCCTGAACGACTCGGGCGGCGCGCGCGACCACACGCACACTGGTCCGCTCCATAGCCACGGCGTGACACAGCCGTCTGCCCACTCCGACCACACGCCGACGCAACCGACCAGCCACGGCACGCTGACCCACAGCGGCTTCGCCTTGTCAGACCACGCCGCCCTGAGCCACTCGGGGCTGACCATCGCGAACCACACGCCGACTCAGGCTGGCCTGCACGGCACGCACTCCACGGACGGCGCGCATACCCACGATGCGCATACGGCACAGAACAAGATGGATGCTGGCTCGACCAACTACCTGAAGGCGAGCACGCATAGCAGCGACGGCGGCCATACGCACGACGCGCACTCCGCGCATACGGGCTTCGCGGTCAACGCGCACAGCATCACGTCGGCAGGCTCGGACCACGCTGCGCGCTCACATACGGTCTCGGCGCAGCCAGACAGCCACGGCACGCTCACGCATAGCGGCTTCGCCGTGGATGCGCACTCCGCGCACAGCGGCTTCGCCACGTACGACGACGGCAACGGCACGATGGGCGCGGCCAACCCGGCCTACATCACCGTCAACTACGCCATCTGGGCCATCGGCTTCGACCGCAGCGGCACGTCCTCGGGGACTGGCGGCGGCGTCGTGACCATCACGCAGACCACGAGCCGGGAGCCCAGTGAGACGTTCACTGGCGGTGGCGTCGCCAGCATCACGCAGACCACGGACCGCCAGCCCAGTGAGGACATGACCGGGGGCGGCGTCCTCGGTTACACTGGTGCCAAGGGTGGGACAGGGACGGTGCACCTGTCCGACGGCGGCGGGACCGGCATCTCAGGCACGACTACGTTCGGGTGGGCAGCATGACCTACGGACTCGTGATGATTGCCAAGGACGAGGCGGCGGGCATCCTTGGCACGCTGGAGACTCTTCGCCCGTTCATCTCGTACTGGATTGTCTGCGACACGGGCTCTACGGACGGCACGCAAGACCTCATCCGCGAGTACCTGAAGGACATCCCCGGCAAGCTGTATCAGGACAAGTGGGTCAACTTCGGGCACAACCGCTCGCTCGCTCTCGCGCGCGCGTACAAGGCACGTGAGCGCGTGGACTGGTGGCTGGCGTCCGACGCCGACATGCACTGGACCATCGACCCGACGTTCACGCCGCCGCAGGTAGAGTCGCTGAGCCTCAAGATGGGCGCGGGCAGCGGCTTCGAATGGCGCCTGCCGCTGGTGCTGCGGGCGGACATCGAATGGAAGTCCGTCGGCGCGGTGCACGAGTACACGACACGCATGGACGGGCAGAAGCACGTGTCGCTCGCGACGGACAAGCTGAGCGTCATGTACCAAGACCGCAGCGACCCGGCCAAGACAGCGTGGCAGTTGGGCATGCTGCGCGAGGAGATGGAGAAGGACCCCGACAACAGCCGGACCGTCTTCTACGCGGCGCAGTGCTCGCGCGAGCTAGGCGCGTACGCGGATGCGCGCGCCTTGTACGCGCGTAGGGCGCAGATGGGCGGGTACGAGCAGGAGCGCTGGTACGCGATGTACTGGGCGGCTCAGTTGGAGGAGACGCCGGACGCGCGCCTGCTTGCGCTCATCGCCTGCTGGGAAGCGCGCCCTGCCCGGCTGGAACCGCTGTGCTTGGCCGCGAGAGAGATGAACGCACGCGGCTGGCACCATGCTGCCTATGCCCTGCTCAACCGTCCCATCCAGCCCACGGACGACGTGTTCTTCGTGCACACGACCGTCTGGGAATGGGGCATCGACTTTGAGAAGCACATCGCAGCGTGGTGGGTCGGCAAGCGCAAAGAGTCTGCGGACCTTGGGCGCAAGCTCCTGAAGCGCAAAGACCTGCCGGACCACATTCGGCTCGCCATCGAAGCCAACCTTAAGTACACGTGATGTATACTAAGCCCATGTTTCCCCTCACCCCCACCCTGCCATGACCGAACTTGTCGGCTTCGTCGTCGCAGCAGGGGTGGGCCTCGTGCTGTCCATCGCCACGCTGTTCCTGACGAAGAAGAGTGGGCTCGGGGAGGTGCAGGACGCACTCATCCAGACCATGCAGGAGAACACAGTGGCCCTTACGCAGCGGGTGGACTTGCTTGAGGCGCAGGTGAAGGACCGTGATGCGAAGATTGAGCACCTAGAAGCCGAAGTGAAGAAGCTCGGTGATACGGTACTCCGTCTCTCCAAGGACAACACGAGGCTTAAGAAACTCGTGGGGGAGGAGACGTGAATATCACCTTCGACTGGGCCGACTTCTCCGCCCCCCTTGACCCGGCGGTCCTCGTCGCTGCTATTCTCCTCGGTTGCATGCTCGGCGCTGTGGTGGCGTTCAGCGATGGGTCGCGACGGCGACGGCTCAGTACCAACCACTTCATCTGGATGACGGGCGCAGGCGTGGTATTCTACATCCCTCTCAGCATCATCCGCGCATTCGAAGGCTCGCCCGTGTGGGAGCGGTTCCTCGCGACCCTGCCACTCTGGATGCTGTTCGAACTGGGGATGATGCTGGGCAACAGATACATGACGCGCGGGGACCGCACGGCATCTGCGGCAGAGCGCAAGCAGTGGGACGACGAGGGGAAGAATGGTTCTTGAGGGAGTCGATGTCTCCGTCTTCAACGGACTCTGGAGCGGGAAGGAACGACCCGCTTTCGCCATCGTGCGCGCGTGCTACGGCACGGGCAAGGATGCGAAGTACGACCTGCACGTCGCACGCTTCAAGTCGCTCGGCATCCTGACAGGAGCGTACGCCTTCGGCATCAACATGAACGGCACCGCTCAGGCGCGTGCCTTCCTGACCATCGCCAAGAACGCGGCCTTCATCGCGCTGGACTTGGAGACCGAGGCAGCCAAGCCGCGCATGACGGACGAGCAGGCCAAGGCGTTCATCGCTGAGTGCCACCGGCAGGGCCGCAAGGTCGGGCTGTACCACAGCCGCAGTGGCTTCCCCCTCACGCTCGGGCAGGACTGGAACTGGGTGGCCGACTATCGTGGACCGGCGTACAAGCCGAACATCCCGTTCGCCATCTGGCAGTGGCAGGGCAGCCCGCTCGACCGCAACCACTTCTACGGCACGAAGGCGCAGTTGGTCGCGCTCGGAGCGCCGTACGGCGCGCCCGTTACCCCTCCGCCGCCCCCGCCTGTCCAGACCGGCAACCCATATCCCATCGGGTCGATTGAGTCGGTCCAGTGGTATCACGACCACGGCTTCATCTCGCAGGGCGGCGTGTGGGTGAAGGTGTCCACTCCACCTCCTGCTCCCACGCCCACCACGCCCCCGCCTGCACCGGTCCCGGCAGCGCCGCCCATCCCCACGACGCCTACCTCCGTGGGCGCGAACGTGGGTCAGGTGACGTACGCCCTGCCGCGCATGGTCGTGCTCGCGGGCCTGCAGGCGCTGGACCTCGGGCCGACGAACGGGCCTGTCTACGTCCTCGTGCACGGCGGGCCCGTCCCGCTTGGCAACGCGGCCATGCTACAGGACCTCGCGCAGCGGCTCGCCAATCGCGGCGCTCGCGTGTTCTGCATCGACTATCGCTCGGACACGTGGCAGAACGCGGTCGCTGATGTGACCGCAGCCGTGGCCGACGTGAAGCGCATCATCCCGGCGCGCGTGACGCTCGTCTCGCACAGCTATGGTGGCTTCCCGGCGGCCATCGCGTTCTTCCAGAACGCGGCAGCCGACGCCTACGTGGCCGTCAACGCCATCTGCTCGACCCCTGCGGTGAGCGAGAACAGCCGGGCGGGTGCGCCCGACATCTTCGAACTGACGAAGCTGCGGCCGGGAGCGCCGGTCAGCGTGGTCGAGGGGATGACGATGCCCTATCCCGCGACCGACGACAAGCCGGGCTTCGTGCGAGCGCTCAATGCCGCCGGGCATCCCGGCTTCTGGACTCAGGGCCCGGGCGACCACACGGGCACGTTGTACACTAGTGAGACCGTCGGCACCATCATGCAGACGGCCGCGCTCATCAGGTGAGGTAAGCCATTATGGCAGCCCCAGCCGCGCCGGTCATCAGCGTCATGCAGAACGGCTACGGCATGGTCTACATCAACTGGGCCGCCGTCGCAGGCGCGACCTCGTACAAGGTGTATGAGGGGCACTCGACCGCCCCCACGACCCTGAAGGCAACGGTCACGACACCGCTGTCGGACGGCACCTTCGGCTACATCTTCATGGGCACGGGCACAGAGTTCGTGCGCCTGAAGGCCAACAACCTGAGCGGGGATAGCGCGTACGGAAACGAGGTGCGCGTAGCAATCAGCATCGGTCGCCTGCCGACGAAGGGTTCATCGCAGGCCCTCCAGCACATCAAGGGGACTTGACCATGGGTTCAATCGTCGCAAGCGAACTTCTGAACGGCGTTAGTGGGGCCAACGCCACAGCCATCGACACAGACACAGGGGCGAGGTTCAACAAGTCCTACGCCAAGGAATGGCTCGCCACGCAAATCATGGACAGCGACGGGGCGATGCTCGACCTGTACATCGCCGGAGACCCGGGCGCCTACACGGACGAGATGCTGCTCGCAGAGGCGCAGTTGACGGACTGCAACGATGCCTGCTCGCCCGCGTTCTTCGAACGCATCCGAGACTACTCGGGCTTCGTCATCGCGGTCCACCCGGGGCCCATCGTCAACACGTGGAGTGAACTCATCGCCACGCTGAACGACATCAGCAACTGGTCTGTTCCCTACGTCAGCGACGCGGACATCTGGGCCGGGCTGCGTGGAGCGAGCGGCCCCTCGGGGACCAACACGTTCGTCACGGAAGCTGAGATTGCGGTCGCCTGATACGGGCCCGCGTAGACGAGGTGAAGGGCCCGCCGGAAGGCGGGCCCGTTAGCCTAACGAGGGGTGCGACTCCCCTCCGGGTCCACCACCTACCAGCGGCGGGCGGCCTTGACATCAGCGATGATGCGGTCAGGGTCGCCCGCTGCGCCTTTGTACTGCTCAATCCAGTCGGGCTTGACCGCGCCCTCCATCGTCTCCTCCGGCTTCCGCGTGTGTTCGAAGGCGACGATGGTGCCCTGAACTGCGTGGAAGGGAGCGATGGCGCGGGCCAGCCCGAGGAACGCAGCGTCCTCCCAGCCCCAGTCCGTGAAGCGCTCGTCCCACCCGCCCATGCGTTCGAACAAGGCGCGCGCGATGGCGAGGTTGCCGCTGTTCATCACCGGCCCGGTGCACACGCGGGGCACAGACTGGCCGGTGTACGGGTTCATGCTCAGGAAGCGCGTGTACGGCTGGACAAGGCTCTCATCCTCGGCGGCCATGCGCACTGCCTCTCGCAGTTGCGCGGGCGGGATGTAGGTGTCCGCGTCGTTGAACACCAGCACGTCCACATCGCCCGCCATGACGGCGGCGCGATTGCGCGCTTGGCACAGGTTGAATGGGAGGTCGGGGTCGCTGTCTCCGACGCATACGGTGTAGCCCTCCCGGGCGAGGCCGGTCTGGACTTGCGCCCAGATGGCCTCGCGGGAGGGGACGCCGCCGCGCCAAGGCACGCAGACGGCGAAGGTGGTCATCGGTGGCGGCCCTCAGTGACCTCGGACCAGCCGCCACCCGGGTCCCAGATGCGCGGCGGGCGAAGCCAGCCTCGCTCCAGCATGGCGTCGTACATGTGCCAGTGGCTGTGCACGTCAGACATGACGCGCTGCGCCGTCTTGCACAGGCCCTCCGGCGTGAGGCGGTTGGCCTCGCGCCAGTCTCGCTGTGACATGTGGCGCTTCTCGACAGCGATGCCGATGGGACAGGTCGGCTGAAGCTGCTCCAGCAGGAACTCCTGCGTAGCAGGAACGTCTGCCTTCACGAACATGTCTAGCTTGGTATCGTGCGTGCGCTTCGACCCAAGCATGGGCATGTCCAACTCGTACAGTGCGCCATTGATGATGGGCAAGTCGTGCTTGCGAATGTAGTGCCCGGTCACAAGGTCGGCCTGCTCGTACACCTGCAGGAACTGCTCCAGCAGGCGCACAGGGCCGTCCTCGCCGGGCTCCAGCAGAGCCACAGTCAGCGAGTCGTGGTCGCCATGCCACATCCACGCGATGGCCGTGATTTCGGCGGTGGGCCGGTCCGCCATCCAGTAGGACAGCGGTCGATTTTCGATGTCGAAGTCAAGGATGCGAGTCTCCCGCGCATCTGGCGGGAAGAACTCATGCGCCAGCATCAAGCAGCCTTCGCGCTTCGGACTCCAAGTCGAGCACCTGCGGCACGCTGCCACGGACTCGGGCTTCGAACTCCGCCTTCCACTCGGGCAGCGAGCGCGCCACCTCTGCGTCGGCCATCAGCGCGTAACGCAAGCGGACTTCTGTGCGCCTGCTCTTGATGAACTGGGCCTTCGCCACCTCAAAGTCAGTCGGTGAGGCCATAAGCTCGGAGTCTCCTCTTCGCGTTCTGCAGGGTATCCGTCGCCATGATGGCGCCGGGGTGCGTCTCGCGGTAGCGAGCACGAGTAATCGCATTGGCGCCAGAGGCGACCCTGTTCCGGTCTCTCCACGCCATGCACGGGACGCAGGTGCCGTGATGTCCGCGAGTCACGGGCATGCCGGGGTGGCGTGCCTCGTGGTCTACTGGGCTACGCGGCATGCCGGTTGCGGTGGCGCCTGACAGCGCCCTCCGACACGTTCACGCCCCGGCGTGCGAGGGCCCGCACAACGGCCGTGTTACCCACGACGCTGATGGGCAGAGAAAGCTCTGCGCACCACTCGTCGCACTCGGCCGTGGTCAGGCTCGCAAGGTACGCACAGAGCTTGCAGGCGTTGCCGGGCGGGTCGCCCGCAAGCTCGTCATGCAGTCTCACTTGGCGACAGGCGTGACCTGCGACCGCGTGAGCAGGCCGAGGATGATGGCCGTGACAGCCACGATGGCGCCTGTCTGGTCGGCCGTAAGCTGCAGCCCGAAGGCCACCGCGAGGACGATGATTGCCTGCACGAAGGCGAGCACCATGGCGGGCTCGCGGCCCCACAGGTTCTGAAGTCCGGTCACTCTGGCTCTCCCACTAGGTTGATGTCCACTCCGGTGGCGTTGACGATGGCCTCTGCGACAGCCTCGTCGCTTCGGACCGTTGCTGATGCGTACTCGGACGGCA